CCAGAAACACCCGCCGTCGCACGCCCGGTTGTCCGTGCAACCGCACATCTCGCACGTCTTCATCGATTTGCTCCTTCCAATACGGCATCAGTCCTGCCCCCCCCCCCTCGCAACGAACGTCTTGCGCCCGCGCATGGCCGCGCGGTCCATGGCGTTCGGAAGCGGGAGGGGCGGCTCGATCTCTTGAAGCGCCGCCAGGTCCCTTGCTGGTACCAGCGGCTGGCGAACGCGGCCCGTCCGGCAGCGGTACAGGACGCGCACCCGCGAGCGTCGCAGCTCGACGACCTGCGCGAGTGCCATGGGCGCCGGTGGCCAGTTGATGGATTGCCCGAGCTCGAACGTCCACATGGATCCCCCTTCACGCGAACGCCACGGCCGCGAGCGTGCTGTCGCCGGCGCCGTTGAGTTTCTTGGCCGGTTGGGTGTCGTCTTTGAAGCCCTTGGACCGCGCTCGCTTCAGCGCCTCACGCATCGCATGGACGTCCTGCTCGTCCAGTGTGGCGAGGTGGCCCGATCCGCCCGCATTGGTCTTGAGGATTTCCTCCTCTGCCCACGCGGACGAAACCTTCAACGCCAGCTCGCGCGAACCGCAACCGTCTTCGACGGTCGGAGCGCGATATGTCTCCGTAAGCCGACTGCTTTCCCAGTGCAGCTTGAATCCACTGTGCCATCTCCCGGACCCGTCCTGTACCACGCAAAGCGCAATCCTGCCGGCGTCGCACCTGATCAGATGCCCGTCGAATTCGGTGAATTCTCCGGCGTCGTTCACCCGCTGGTCCTTCATCAGGTGGCGTTTGTCCGCCGGCAGGCTTGCGATCTTCTTGGCGCGGACGGTCGAGACGTCTCCAAAGCCTTCGGCCTTGGCCCACGCCGTCGTGCCTTCCTTCTTCACCCTCGCCTCGGATTCGCTGATGAGGCGATCGACAACGGCGGCGCCGGATTTCTTGGCCGCTGGTTGCGCGGCGGGGTTGTGATCAAGAAAGTCCTGCACGGCGGCGGCTGCAGCGATCGCGGCGGCCTTCTCCGCTTTTGCGCCGTGCGATCGCTTTCCAGCGAACCACTGGAGTGCGCTTTCGGCGACGGATCGGACAGCCTCGGCTTCACTGGCAAAGGCTCGGCTGCTGATCGAAGGATCGCCGGAACTGCCGGCGTAGTTCAGTCCAAAGTCGTGGCCCGCGCGGTAACCGTCCGCGTCCTTGGCGACTCTGATCTTCGCCCAGGTGCGCTTGTGGCTCTTCGCGATCCCCGGCACGTTGATCGTGCGGATACCACGGACGTACACGCCGTGCTCGTTGACGTTCGCGTCGAACGTGTCCGCCCATGCCGCGGGATCTCCGATCACGCCGGCGGCGGCTTTGCTCACTTTGCAGTAAATCCGCCGATCGTCGTGTCCGAGGATCCAGTCCGTGAGGGACGAGCGATCGAAAACGTTGACGCCGGCGAGAGGCACATCCTCCGGAGGCTTGTTCGCGTGGCGGCTGCGGCGCTTTTGCCAGGTCTCGATCTGCACCCCGGCCGGCGGTTTGTCTGGGGTGTGCAAAGGCTGGAGCGTGTAGGTGATCGACCCCGTCTGCTGCGACGCGTCGATCACTGCCCACTTTATGCCGTCGGCGGTCAGCGGCCGGCCAATGTTGCCGCCGCGCTCATCGTCAGGATGGTTGCCAGCGAGTCCGCCCAGCTCGACCGGTGGCATAGACGCCTCCAGGTCCTCGTCGGCGAGGCCGAGCTGGTCGGGCGTGTAGGTTTGGCCCGGCCGGACCAGCAGCAGCTTCATGCCGGCGTCGAGTGCCTCTTCGAGCGTGCCACCCTTGGCAACGACCGCCCTATGCGCATCGGCGGCCGCGGCGGCGCCGACCTTCGCCGCTGGCTTCTTGGCGGCCTTGCTCTTCGCCTTCGGAGCCGGTGACGCCGGGGCTTTCGCCTCGGCGAGTGCCGGCCCCGTCGGCCCCTTCTTGCCGCCATCGGGTTTCTTCTTCGCCGGCGGCTTGGGTGCGGGGGTGGCCTTGGGCTGAGGGATCTCCATCACCCGGCGGACCTCGGCGATCAGTGCCTTGCCCGAGAAGGTTGGCGCGTGGCTCGTGTTCCGGATCCAGACGCGCGGCCCTTCGGCCTCGCATCGGGTCTGCCGGTCGCTGTACGTGTATTGAGGCCAGCCGACTTTCAGAATCGTGGTGATCTGATCGTCACTGGCGCCATCGCGTTGAAGCTTCGCCCACGGCGCCTGCTTGCAGGCGCGGACAAGCTTGAGCAGCTCCACGTCGGTGGCCTTGGCGTCGAGGACCTTCCTTGCCTGAGCGAGCGTCGCATTCGGTAACTTCGAGAGTTGCCCGGCGATGAAGGCTTGATGCGCTTCGGCTTCCGCAAGCGCCTTGCGTGCCTTGTCGACGCCTCGCCGAGCAATCGAATCGATCTCCTGCGCCTGCCATTGGAGGTTGCGGATTTCATTTAGCGCTTTGCGGGCTGAGTCGGCGGACGTGGGCTTGGAAGTCTTTGATTTCGTCGACGCCATGAAAATCACCTTTCGGTTTGAGGTTGGGGAAAAATCCCATCGGGCCGGCCGGAGCCATCTGGCTCGACCCGACGGGACGGTTGTGTACCGAGGACCGCGCGTCGCTTGCGAAACAGCGGCGGGTGCGACGGCGCGTAAGGGACGAAGTCGGGATACCACTCCGGGCCCATGCCCTTGCGCCACGGCCGCTTGCCAGTCTCGAAGCGCAGGTGCGGCGCGACGTACGGGGTGCGGCACAGGCGGAAGAAATCCCGCTCGGACGGGCAGGCGATCGCGTGGAGCTCACAGCGATCACCACGACGCTCAATCCAGCACGCGCGGCCGTCGTGCAGTCGCAGCGTGGCGGCGGCGCAGAGGCGATGTGCGAGCATGGACCAGTAGCCGGCCGGGCCGGTCAATTCGGCGAATCGCAGGCCCCAGTTGTCCAGGTCGGCGAAATAGAGCTGGCAGAGCTGGCCCTGCCACTTGAGCACGATCGGTTCCTGGGGCCGTCCCGACAGACACGGCCCGAGGCCGCTGATTCGCTCTGCGACGGTCTCCCGGCTGCTGGCGATCGCCGGGACAATCAGGCTCACGATCTCGCGGGCCGGCTCGCCGCGGCGGACGTCCCCGCAGAGCTCCATGGCCTGGCAGGTTTCGCCGAGCGCTCTCGCCAGACTGTCGTGCGCGGCGCGCAGGACCTGGGGCGATTGCAGGCCGGCGGATGGTGGGGTGATTCCTCTCACGAGATCGCCCCCCTTCGGACGGACGACTTCCGCTGCGAGCGGCGCGCGTCGGCCTCCGCCTGGGCGGCGAGCGTGTACAGCAACGCCCACGGCAGGCGCAGCTCACCGCGACACTGCTTCACGCGCATCACCAGCACGCCGGGCTCGAGCGCGACGACGATCGGCCGAAGCCGGCCGCGTTCGCGGACGTGGGCGGCGGTCTGGCGCCAGGGACTTTTCTTCGTGACTGCGGTCATTGTTTTTCTCCTCCTCTTCGAGCGGTTGGTTCAGCGAGCCAGCCTCAAATTCCCCCCCCCCCCCCGATTTCTGCGATGCTCCGATGGGCGCTTCGCCGGCGATAAGGGCCAGCGTGCGGGCGTCCCTTTCGGCCAGTTCGGGGAGCGGGCAGATTTGCCCCAGGGACTGGCCCGGTATCGGGTACTCCGCGCCGACGTCGTCGGCACCCACCAGGCTGCGGAGATAGATCCGCATCCCCGTCAGCGGACCCCAGCGCTTGGCCACGATCGCCAGGGCGATGTGGCCGGCGTTAGCGACGTACCCGCGCTCGACCAGGACGCGGACGATCGGCAGGAAATCCAGCGGCCACCCTTTGCCCAACCAGCCGACGGCTTCACCCGCCGCGCCGTAGTGGCACGTCACGCGGATGAGCACCGGCGGGCGCAGCGGCGCCACGTGCGGGCCCGGGCGTGATTTGATCCCGCGGGCGACCAGCTCGGCCGCATCCGCACTCACGTACGCGGGCGAGATCGGCAGCTCCAGCACGACATGCCCAGGGAGGTAGGAGCCGAGGGACGGACGGGCCACGGGCTTGCGCGCGTTCTTCGCGGCCGCAGCTCGCGCTTTCTTTGCCCGCTGGACGCTGGCGATACTCACGAAGCACCTCCGGGTGCGGCCATCAAGGACCCTGGACAGATAGTTCGGGGTGTCTGGCCACTCCGGCTGTCCGCAGCTTTTCCAACTCGGTGTCGCCGTAACCAGGGAGAGGCGGTGCCGGGATCAGTGACGATGACGAGGCTGCCGCATAACGGGCAGGCGACGCGCCGTACGAGTGACTTCACGAGCCACCTCCCCGCACCTGCACTTGGAGCGACCGTGCGGCGGCAATCGCCGCCTCGGCGTCCGCGGTAACCTCGGCTACCAGGTTGGCCGGCAGGGCCTCAAGGATGTTGCTGATTGGTGGAAGGCCGCGGCGGCCACCCCGGGCGTTGGCGATCGCGGCGGCGGCGGCCGTCAGTTGCGCGGGCGTGATGCGCAGCAATTGGTCTCTTTCGAGAGCCCACTGCGCCTGCGATCGGGTGCGGAAATCTTCAAACGATTCCGCCTTCGCCAGATCGGCTCCGGCGGCTTTGCAGAGCGTCTCTCCGAGGTTGGCCGCGAAGGCCTTCTCGGATGCCGACCGGCCGTAGGTCGTCACGTGGAGTTTGTCGTGGAAGCGGTCCCAGGTCACGATCACGACGACGTTCTTTTCAAAGCGGTCGCTGATCTCGCCGGCGGCGTCGACGGTTACCGGTTGATAGGCGCTCAAGACGCACCTCCCATTGCCGCGTCGCAGGCGATCGCCTGGACACGAAAGTTGCTGGCCTGGCTGCGGTGCAGGAACGCCCTGACCGCGTGTTCGTGGACGGCGTAAATCGCCAGGGCGTACCGCCGGCCGAGTGCGACGACCCACATCTCTGCTTTCCCGTCTCGACTGGCCGCGATGAAGTCCGCGCGGCCCGATCGAATTTGATTGAGCACGTCGGCGTAGAGGTTCTTGGTGAGCTTGATCCCGAGCTGGCGCCGGCAGTGCCGCGCGGCGTGGCAGAACTGCGGGCCTCGTGCGGCACGGCTCATCGGGCACCCGACTTTCCCTTGCGCAGAACTCGAAGAATCGGGGTGTCAACGGGCGGCGGAAGTGGCTCTGCGATGTGCTCTGGTACCAGCGTCATGCCCGGCGGCGTGGCTGTTCGATCCGCGCGAAAGACCTTGACCAGGGAGGCGGCGATCGACGCGGCGCCGTCACGTCCGATCGCGGTGAAGACCTCGAACGACGCCGGCGAGTAAACCACGACCAGCACGATCCGATCCCACAGCACCCACGCCTGTTGCTCCTGGCCGACGATCGACGACCCGCGCGAGATCAGGCGGGCGCCCTCCGCGGTCAGGTCGTGCATGAATCGTTCGAGCTCGCTCAGCTCCCCGCGCGGCGGCGGGAAGGGAAGGTTCATTGCGGACATGGGGCACCTCCTTCGGGGTCGGCCGACGGCGAGACGAGGGGCGAAGTCGACGACTCGCGTCGCCAGCCGCGATCCAAAAGCGTGTGCATCACTCCGCGGAGTGCCGGGCCGCTAGGGCCGGTGCGGGCAAAGGTCGCGCGAAAATTCTCCGGGATGCTGGCCAACGCGGCGGCGGCCAGCGCGTCGAAGTCGTCAGGGTGAAGTTTTGCCAGGGCGATGTTGGTGTCGGAAGGCAAAGGCCCGGAAGGTCGCACTTTTGCCGCTGCCGGGGCGGGTGGTTCAGGCGGTCGGTCGGCCTGCCAACCCTTTTTGAGCCCGCTGATCACCACGCCGGTCATCGTGCCGCGCAGCTTGCCGTTGCGTCGCAGGCGTTCGGCGTCGGCGTGGAGCTTGCGCACCTGGCTCACCGTTGCGCGGGGGTACATCGCCGCCATCTGTGCGGCGTCTGAGACGCCTGCGGCGTTGAGCGCGGCGATTAGTTCCGGCGGGGCGAGCGGCGGGGCGGGGGCACCATCGGTAGGGGTGGGGCCTGGCGTGGACCCACCCGACCCGTCGTCGACGACGACGTTATCCAATTCTCCCTTATCCAATTCCTTATTAAGCGGGCGCGCATTTTGAACAGGCGGAGCTGCTATTTGCGCGCGCCCGGAGGCGTTAGAAATGCGCACCCGGTCGCCGACCGCCTGCGCGTTTTGCGCACCCGCGGGCGCGCGCAGCGCGCGCCCGCGGGTGTGTAAAGCGCGCGCCCGCGCGCACTTACGATCATCGTCTTCAGGGGGCGGACAAGGCCGGCTGCGCAAATCTAGCAGGCGGCGCATCACGCCCCGCGTGCGCTTTGATTCGGGTTGAGCGGCGATGGCCGCGTCGAGCTCGGCGTAATCGATCGTGTACCACTTGGCGGACCGCGCCCCGAAGACCTGGACGCCAACGACTATCCCTAGTGCTTCGAGCTTCTTGAAGGCAACCCGGATCGTGCCCTCGTGGTACCAGGAAAACTCGTCGTGCCAGTCCTCGTAGGTCGCCAGAATCCACCGCCGCTCGTCAGGCTCGGTCCCGTCGCGGATCTCGCCGAGGTTGGTGAGGTACCAGTCGAGCTGATGCAGCAGGTGGGCTCCAAGGTCGCCGAACATTTCCGCGATGCGCCGTTGGATCGAGTAGGTCGGCTGGTCGGGGAGGAATTTGGAGCCGCAGTGCGTACGCGGAATTGGCGTGTGATCGCTCAATCTTCGTCCTCCGTGACGGGGGGTGGCGGGGCCTTGCCGAGGAGGCGGCCGAGCTGCTCGTAGGCGGCCCGAATTTCGTCCAGATCCAATGGGGCGGCAGGCGCGGCAGGCGTGATCGCGGCGTCGGTTCCGTAGACCGAAGTTGGCGGCGGTGCGTCGCTCCCTGGTAAGCGCGTGGCGCAGCGCTCTGCGTTCTCGGGTCGTCCCTGCTCGTCCCCAGGCGTCCCTGAGGGACCCGATCGCGCTGACGCGCCTATTGGGTTTTCATGATTGCAAAGTCGCGCCGCGGCTGGTACTTGCGCGTCGGATGGGGGGGGTGTTGTGGCGTCGGCCTCCGAAGCCGAAGGTTGCAGGTTCGAGACCTGCCGGGAACATTCGGTAAGTGCAGCGTTGGACACGCCCTTGCGGTTGAAGCCGGCCCGCTTTTTAAGCGGGCCTGTTTCGTTTTCAGCGCCCGGCGCAGCGCTATCCGGGGCCGCGCCTCCGTAGGTGCCCGTCGCGCGTAGCTGCTGCTGTTGCCGCGGCTGGGCGAGCCCTGGCAGGCCGTCGAGGGCTTTGACCTGGTCGTGCAGCGTCGGATGCACGTAACGCATCGTGAGGCGGATGTCGGTGTGCCGCATCAGCTCGCGGAGCACTGTGATGGGCGCCCCGCTGGCGGCGAGGATCGTGCCGAACGTGTGCCGCAGACTGTGGAAGTCGGCAATGCCGCTGGTGGTGCTGATGGCTACACCCGCGGCGGCCATGTCGGCGTAGAGCATCAGGAACGCTTTGTCGGGGACGGCGAAGATGCGCTTGCCGGCCGCCTTGGTGTCGAGCCAGGGCCTGAGCAGGGCGGCGACGTCGGCGCGAACGAAGAGGACGTCCGTGCGCCGGTGCTTGCTGTGAGCGGCGTCGACGGTGACGGTCGGAGTACGCTCGCCCAAGTCGAAGCTCTCGGGGGTCAGGCTGGCCAGCTCGCTGCGACGCAGGCCGGTGTAGGCCGCAAGCGTGTACAGGATGCGGCGGTCCGGGCCCGACATCCTCCGCCCGTCCCTGACCCACACTTCGCCTCGCTCCGTGGCCGCGAGGAGCGCCGCCAATTCATCGCCGGTCAGCGATCGGCGGACGTGCCGACGATCGGCCTCGACGTTGTAGCTGGTCAGGTCGGAAAACACGTGCTCCGTGATCTTCCGTTCGGCCTTAGACGACGCCCATTTCGAGAACTGCTTGGCGGCTTTGAGGTACTTGTTGCAGGTCTCTGCCGCCCGGCCGTTTTCGTCTCGCCAGTCGTTCACTCCGGATTGCACCTTGCTGGCGGACAGCTCGCCGAGGCGATGGAACTCGCACCATTCAGCGAGCTTGGTCAGCCGGCTCTTTACCTCGCCGGATTGTTTCTCCGTCACGCCCCGGGCAATGAGCCAGTCGGCAAAGTCGGTGATGTGATCGGCCAGAGGGATCGCGGCGGCGGCGGCGAGTTTGTCGTCATCGGCGGTGATGAGGCCCAGCCGCCGGCGGTCGAGCTTGCGCGACAGCTCGCAGGCGTACTGGCGCGTCACCTCGTAATCGGTGCTTACGCTTTCGACGGTGCGGTGCAGGTCGTCGGGGTTGGCCAGGTACGCCACTAGCCATTTGTGGCGGGCGGTGGACCGGCTCTTGGGCTTGTAGATGGAGACGTTCGGGATCCCTCGTCGACGCATGGACAACCCGGCGAACAAAGGGCCGGGCCATTCCTGGCCTTCAGTTCGTCCGTGTTCTCCGCTCTCCTTTTTGGGCGCTGGCCGCGACGCTCCAGGTCGGCGAAGTGCGCCTCGATCGTGGCCTCCTGCCAGTACGCCTTGCGGCCCAGCCGAAACGGCTTGGGCAACTCGTGGCGTTGGATCTCCTTGTTTAGCGTCCGCACCGTCACCCCGAGATGCGACGCCAACGTCGGCTTGTCCACCAGTCTGATCACCCCTCGGGTCTCCCGCGCTGGCCCAAAAGGCGCGCAGCGGTCGCCGGTAAATTGGTGGGTCGGAAATAATCGGCGGCGCGTTGGCCCGGCTCCGCCGGTCGAAACGAGACATGGCTCCCTCTCGCAGCCTCTACCCTGGAGGCTGCCCGTTAGCCCCACGCACCCCTGCGCGGGATTGAATCGTCAATCGGTCTTCGCCGCTGTCCGGATCCGCTTCTGCATATCCTTGGTCAGGCCGGAGATTTTCACTTCCAGCCCGGCCTTGATCACTTCGCGGACGATTGAACTCTGCGACGGCCGCGGCTCCGAAAAGGCGAGGCTTACATAAGCGTCGAGCAACGGGCGGAACACCCTGCCCATTCGTACGTGGAGATCCTTTTCGGTGGACGGCATAGGTGTGGGAGTGTGCGCACTTCCACACCTGTTGTCAAACGAAAAATCGGCGCAATAAAAAAGGCCACCCTGGGGTGTGAGGGTGGCCGGGGCTGGCTCGATCGCGGTGGAGGGGAGGCCCGCGACGGCTGGCGCTCCGATTGTAGCACGGCCCGGCGCGTGGCGCAAATCAATTCGCTTCGGACAGTCTGCGAGCTTTGATGCGACCCCCGGCGGTGCGGTGGTTTTCGGCGTGCCGTCAACCAACGAGGCCCACCCGGCTATCGGGCACGATCAGATTCGCCCCGGGCAACCAATCCGGTGTGGCTTGGTCGTCAATGATCGTGACAGTCGGCCAATCAGATTCGGAGCCGAAATTTTCATACAGCCAGGCGGCGATGGCGCCACCCTTCCTAGGAGTTGCGAAGTCCACCCATCCTGCGATGGGAACGTTCGCCTCCTTGAACATGAGTTCTGCGCGCTCGCGGGACTCGGGCCGTGACCGCCAGGTTGAGATGAGCACGACGTGGCCCGTCATCGACCTGATCGCGGCAACGGCTCTCGTCGAGAATTCGGATTCACCGTGCGGCACCATTACGCCGTCGATGTCCAAGAAGATCAGGTGATCGGTCGAGCGGATCATCAGATCAACCAACTGAGGATCGCCCGTCGGACAAACTCCCTCTCCTCGAGGCGCATTGCCTTGCACGCCGCGCGAAGCCGATCCATCTCCTCCTGCGTGACGACGGCGCCAACTGATGGACCGCCGGTGATGTCGAGTATGTCGCCTTGCCGACCGGCCGCTTCGGCCAAAGCGGCCAGCACGTCAGCAAGCGGGATCTTGGCATTTGCCACGTGCATCACCCGAGCCTTGGCGTCCACTCGGACCCGCCGCTTGCGCTGCTGCTTTCGCGGCTTGCTGGTTAGTTGGGATTCCGGCGGGACGATTCCCGAGGAGGAGAAGACCCGCGAGATCTCCGTGTGGGAAAGCACGCGAGGATCGACCTCCCGCGTGCCGATCGACCTGTCGGCTTCGACGACCGCGACACGGACCATACCGGAATCGATCAGGTGCCTTTGGGCGTCCATCGGAAGCCTGGAAATCGCGCTCAACAGGTATGGGCTGGCGGCGAATTTCAGGAGTGCCTCTGGCGCGAGCTGTCCATGGGCGATCAGCCGCAGGTACGGCAGGATCGCCATCCTGAGTGAGGATAGGTCTCTACCGCGGCTCTCCAGCACGCGCACGCATGCGGCCATTTCGGTGAGGCCCTCGGCGGTCCGAAGCGTCGCGCGGGCGAATCGTTCCTCCACCTCCTTGTCCTTGAGCTTTTCGATTTGCTCGATCGCGGTTGCCAGGGGGATGGGATGCCTCTCGGGGGCAAGTAATGCGGCGCTCATTTTGCTCTCCGGTTCTCGTAGCTGCGCCGGTTCTTGCGGCGCATGGCCTCCGCGCGGCACTCGGCCGAGCAGGTGTATCGAAAGTGACGCAGGTCCTCGAAATCGCTCATATCCCGACTGCAGATGATGCAGGCCGCGGTGATGCCAAGTCGCTGGCGCGACCGGAACTTTGCCGCCTGCTTCGACTCATGGGTAATTCGCGCCAATGCATCGCGGCGCTTCCACTCGGCCGCGCATTCGGGCGAGCAACGTTTCTGGTTCCGTTTGCCGGCGGTAAAGGCGTTGCCGCAGATATCGCAGGTCGCCGGGATCTGCGCTGGCCCACGGCGTTTGCGTTCGGCGTGTGACACCTGGCGGCAGGCATCGCTGCAAAAGCGGGCGTGCGAAGCGCTAGAGGCAAATCGCGTCTTGCACACCTCGCAATCGCGAAAATACGCCCGCGGCCCAGGCGGGTCGGCGAGCATGGCGACCTCCAGCCCACTGAAGATCGGCGAAACCTTCGGCTTTCGCGCCGCCCACTGCCGACACTGCGGCGAGCAGTATCTGGCTTGCGGCTTTCGTACGGGACGGCCACAAAACTGGCATGGCCGCGTCGGCCTCGGCGAGGATGCGGATTTCTGGGCCGCCCCGGCCGATCTTTCCTCGGCGGTCTGATAGCTCAGGCCCGCTTGCAGCCGTCTGGCGGCGTAGGAGTTCCTTGCCTGCTCCCGGGTCTTTGCCCGCCGGATCGGATCGTTTTTGATTCGCTCGTTCTTCCGGCGATCGACTCGCTTGGCCCATTCGGGATTCTGCTTTCGATACTCGCGACGGGCGGCGACACCTTTGGCCTTCTGCTCGGACGTCATCCGGTAGTAGTGCGCTCGATCCTTTTCGCGACGCACGGCGTCCCGGCACAGGTCACCGCAGTAGCGGCTGCTCCGGTCGGCAGGGTATTTCGCGCCACAGAGGACGCACGCCCGCAGCAGTCGGGCTTCGGCGTCCCGGTCGCCGCCCTCGCGCTGGCCGCGGAGCTGCCGAGCCCGCACCGAAGCGCAGGCGGTCGAGCAAGTGATCTTGCGGATCAATTGCCGGCCGGATGCGGCGAAAGCCTTGCCGCAGACGATGCAATGACGCGGTTCACTTTTCACGAGGGATTACCCCGGCCACGGCCAACGCCTCGTCTGTCGGCAATTCGTGATTCCGCCAGAATGTTTCGATCGCCTCGATCACCGCGACAGCCTGGGGTTTGGCGAGTGCGCGCAGTTTCTTCACCAGCGGAGCGAGCTTGATCCCCCACTTTTCTTCGAGGTCTGGAGAATCGGCGACGTTGGCCCAGACGATCATGATCGATGGCTGATCGAAGATGGTCCCGTTGTTGGCGTCGCAGATGGCACACCACTCGTTTTTCGAGAGCTCGGGCAGCGACTCGCGCCATGAAGCGTCGTAGCGCTCCAGCACGTTGTTGAGCCGGCCGGAAAGGCTGTCGAATCCCTTGAGCAGCTTGAGTGCCTCTTCGGACAGGTAGACGGATCGGCGGTTATTGTCTTCGCGGGGCATCGGCACTACTCCTCGATGTAGACGGTGGTGTTCTCGGGCAAATCCTGGAACTCGGGGGCAAGGTCGTAGTAGTCATGCGGCAGAGCCCCGAGCCTGATCGCTCCCGTGTGCTGGTCGCTCATCGCCACGTAGTGGCGATACTGCTTTGCTGTCAGCTCGGATGTCCCAACTTCGCGCTTGTCGGCGTAGGTGTAGAGGACATGTGTTTCGGTGACGGATTGGTTGTCTTCGCGGGGCATTTGGACTCCCAAAAAATTCCCGGCCCGCAAGGTGCGGGCCGGGTCGCGACCGCCCGATTTTCTCGGGCGGCCTCCTGCAGGATCAGTGCGCGGCCGCATTGAGTGCGCGGCCCACAAACGGCGCGAGGTCAGTGAGTCGCTCGGCCACGACGTCGGCGCGGACCGCGACACCGAGTTCCAAGTCGCCGGCGGGGATCCCGAGAGACTCGGCCAGACGCTCGGCGGCCCGACGCGTGCCGGCCGGGCAATTGCCCGAGGCCAACGAGTCGGCATAGGTGAGCCAGCGGTGCGTGAGCGGCATGGATTTGAGCGACTCGCGCCGGCGGGATTCCCAGTACGCCAGGTGCGCCGCTTTGCGGGCCTTCCGCTCGGCCTTAACGGCCGCCTCCAGGGACTTCGCCTTGGCGTGGTGCCCGCGGATCAAATACCCGTGCTGCCAGTTGCACGAGTAGCCGCGGCCCTTGACGGCCCACCAGCACCCGGCGACGACGTTATTGCGGTCGCGGTAATGCAGGACGGTTACGAGGCCGCCGACCACTCGCACGACCGAATCGGCTGGAAGGTGGTGAGTGACGTGGTGATCGATTATGGCGTAACCGTAGCTGTTGGCGACCGAAGAGCGGTCGCCTTGGCCCGTTATCGTGCTGGTGTGCGGCTCGCGTCGGCCCGCATCAAGGACGACGGTTTCGGTCAAATCTCCGGCGCCGCTCTTAGCTGGTACTGGCCCATGCGTCCGAATCAATTTACCGATCCGCTTGGCGTAGCTGGCCCGCAGTAGCTCGCGGATGGTGCGACCGGTTGGCTTGAGTGCCGCCCGATCCAGGCGGAGCTGGGCGATTGCGTAGATGGCATCGGCAATCTTGCCGCGATTGCCTCGTGGAGCGGTCTTGGCCAGTTCGGCGGCGTGCTTTCGGTTCGGGGCGTACTTCTGATCGGCCAAGAGGGCGACTGCGGCTGTGGCAACGGCGGGAGAAAAAGTAGCGGACATCTAAGGCTCCTTTCGACTTCCGGGCTTGCCGGTGTCGTTTCAGGACGCGTTCCGGTTGGACGACCCAACCTTGATTTGCGGATGGTACTACCTTGGTAATACCTTTGTCAACCTAATTCTCGAATTATTTCGTCGATGCCGGCGGCTTGGGGAGTGTCGCCTGGAGCGCCCAAACGGCGGCCCGGATTTGCAAGACGAGCTGGCGGTTGGCGGGGAGACTCAGGGCTTCATAGAGGTTCGCCGCGGCGCCCGCGATCTCGGTCAGCTTCTCGCGCCGCAGCCGCGTCCGCGCCGTCTCGATCCCCTCGGCCAAGTCCAGTAGCGCCCGAATCGCCGCGCCCCGCCCAACCCCCAATGAGGCTGCAAAGTCGGTCAGCCGGCGATCCGTCCCCGCGTCGAAATACACGTTGTGCCGCGGCACGCGGACACTATACACACCTACCTAACATCGGACGGCATTTTTGATTGCGATTTGTGGCCGCGACGGTCGAATAGAGCGATCGGGCTGACCGCGCGGGGCGGGCGTTTTCCCCGGCGGCATTTCCCACCTGTGTCATCCCCTCGTGAGGTCGCCATGGGCGAAGTGACTTCCCACGCCGCTGCGCGCGTCCGCGCCGGCAAGCCCCGTCGTCAGGGTACCGCTCCGCGCACGGCGGACGGGCAATTCCGGCCGTACGATCCGGGCGGCTATCGATCCACCGTTTGTCCACGGACGCAACCACGCCGGTGCCGTGGCCAAGGGGAGCGGAATGGGCCGGCGTATCACGACGCCAGCTTGCCTTGGTCCCCATTCTCCGGCTTCGCCCCGGCCCACTATCCCCACTACTACCTCGCGCACGAGGTTCGCTTTACCAGCCGCGGCCGCCCGCGCGCCAAGCGGATCTGCCTGGACTGCCACAACAACGAGCTGCTCGCGCAACAGATCAGATGGTCGATCGAGCAGGGGTATGGCCGGGCCGACGGCGTCCAGCCCGCGGCCGACGACGTGCTGGCCGACGCGCCGGCGGCAGCCGATCCCTCGGCAAGCGGCCGCGCGATCGAGCTTGCCGGCGTCACCGCCCTCCGTGACGAGGCCGGCCGACTCCGCGGCATCGACCTGGTCGAGCCCGAGCTGCTCCCTGAAACCAAGGCCGCGCTACAGCGGGAGATCGCCGCCGGGATCCTGGCGGGAGAGGACAGGGGTGAGGACCGCGAGGTGTACGAGGCGCAGATGCGGCGGTACCTGGGCAAGAGCAAGACTCGCTCGATCGTCGTATGAGACGCCCGCGTTTTTGGATCGCAAACGCGGAAACTTCACACTCGAAAAGGGTCACTTATAGAGGGACCTGTGACGCGACTGACGCGCCGGCAAGCCCTGGCACTCCGCGAGTATCGGTACGGCCATGTGACACAAGAGCAGCTCGGACGCGATTGGGGGATCACCCGATCGGCCGTAGCGCATCGTGTTCGTGCGGGCCGCAAGGTGCTGGGGATTCCTCCACGGCCGCGGGCACTCCCGCGGATCCGGGTGCGCCTGCTCTCACTGTCCGACGCCGACGACCTCTGACCGATGCGCCAACTCGCCAGCAGCTTCCGCGGCCCGATCGTCGCGATCGAGCCACCGCGGCCGCAGGCTGTCCCCGGCGCCGTGTGGCAGGCGGGTCTGACGCCGAAGAGCGACCAACTGAAGGTCCTGCTCGACGGTTGCCCGGTGCTGCTGGCCTTCGCCGCCTCCGACGTCGCGGGCTGGGTGCTCTGCCATCCGGAGCCGACGCTGACCCGAACCCGACCGACAAGCCGCGCACCCTTGGGCTTCGCTTTCCTGATCGATCCATTCGCAGACAAGGTCCGCCTGACGGGCGTCGTACAGATCGTGCCCTGTCGCGGCTTTTAAGAAATCCATGCCCCGTCATTGCAAGCGTCCACCTTGCGGCTGGTACTGCACCCGGCGGCCGCACCACGGCGGCCCATGCGCCGCGCGGCCCAGATGGTGGAACCTGCTCGGCCGTTTTTTCGCGCGATGAAGCGTCGCGGCAACGTGCAACTCCTCTTTGATTTTGACGAGGCCGGCCGGGCCGACCGTGGACGATCCGGACGAACCACCGACGACCGAGATCGACGACCAAAGCAGCGGCATCAACGGCATCGTGTGCCGTGGATGAAACGCCGCATCCCCCCGCTCCCCCCCGAAGGGAAATTTGCATGCTAACGTCGGCAACCGAATCCCCGGTCTCCCAAGACCAGCGCATTGACCAGGTGGGCTTCGTCGACGAGCTGGTGAAGAAGTACAGGGATCCGCTCCAGAAGAGCATCAAGGCCCGGCAAATCGAGCGGGATGCCAAGCGGGCAACCGGACTCTATTTCGAGTCGCTGCTCGTTGGGTACACGCCGTCGACGACCAGCCCCGAGAAGCTCTTTCGCCTCCTGCAGCGCGAGAAGATCACGCGAGCCCAATTCCTTTCCGCCATCTCGGTCAAGCGCGACGCAGCTTTGGAGTTCCTGTCTCGCGATCAGCTCGCGGAGATTTCCGAAGAGGGTGAGCCGATCAACAAGCTCAACATCGTGCGGATCAAGGGTGCCGAGCTCGCTCTGGTCGACGCGGTGAAGGGGCTCGACGAAGAGGCCATCCGCACGGCCGCCGACAGGAAATGAGGAGCAACATGATCAAGCCAACAGTCGGTCGCGTCGTGTGGTTCTACGAAAAGAAACCCGCGCACGAAAACATCCAGCCCCAAGCCGCTTTGGTCGCCCATGTTTGGGGTGACCGCTGCGTGAATCTCGCCATTTTCGACGGCAACGGAAACGCCGTGTCGAATCCCCCAACTTCGGTGCGGTTGCTCCAGGATGACGAGCCGGCGCCGGACGCCGGCTGCTACTGCGTCTGGATGCCGTTCCAGGTTGCGCAGGCTGCCTCCCAGAAATGATCAAGCTCCCGGGCATCACCAAGACAGGCGACGACCCGTGGGGCTACGGGCCCAACGTGTATCTCAACCCTTCCGCGGTCGTCGCAGTCGAGCCACGCGAGCATCGCTATCACTCCTTCCGGCCGGGCCAGGTGTATTCCGTCATTCATCTTCGCAGCGGTCAATCGATCGAAGTGTTCGCCGGCGTCGAGCGCGTTGTGGAAGCCGTGGAGTCGGGGCTCATGCAAGCGGTCGGACTGAACGCCTACGAAAGCCCGAACGCGTGAACAGGCCCGGCTGGAAATCCTCCGGGTTCCACTTCTCCGCCGGCACCGGCGGCGGGCTGGCCTATCTGGCGATGGACCACGGCAATCCCCTGTCGCTGCGTCTCGCCGCCGTCGTCGGGCTGACGATCGTCGCGGTCATGTACGTCCTGGCCCGCGCGATCATCAAGACGTGCGGGCCGATCGGGTGGCTCGTGTCTGCAACTGTTTCCCTCTTGACCCCCAAGTCCAAGCCGCGGCCGTGAGCCGCACAGGAGTCCCCGATGGATCTCGCGAAATTCCTCGCCGACCTGGCAGCCAAGGCCCTGGGCCTGAGCCAGCCGGCGACCGTCACCGCCATTGAGGGCGCTGCGAGCTCGCTCGCAAATGCCGCCGTCGCCGTGTTTGCCGCTGTCCAGGCTGCACGCGCGGAGAAGGCAGCCGTCCCGGCCAAGTAAGCATGGATCGCGCCATAGAAGCGCGATGCAACCCATGGTCCTTCCGCCCTGGATCATCGACCTGATCGCCCAAGCCGTCGCCGCGACCGTGCGGGAGGTCCTCAAGAACCTCCCTGCGATCGCCGCGGCTTGGCGTCAGGCGATGGCCAGCACGGCCGTCGAGGCGCCGGCGGCGACGCCGGAGCAAATCAAAGCCGCGCAAGACGCGTACTACGACGCGGTCGCAGCGGGAAAGGCCGAATCGCTATGAAGCTCGCACCATTGCTGATCCTCGCGGCACTGATGGCTGGCTGCGGCAGCCGAACCATCTTCGTTCCCGGCGACGCGCCGGTGCGGCTCGCTGAGGACGTCCAGGCGTACACCTACGTCGTGGATCCCGAAACCAAAAAAGAGGTGCGCGGGACCAACCGACAGACCATTCCGGCCGGATATGTCGCGTTCCCGCCGGCGCTGCTGCACCGGCCCGCGACGTCGCCGGCACGCTGACCCGATCCGCACTCGTTCGTACCAGGGGAGAGCTCATGTCCTGGCTGCAGTTCGTTCTGACTTTCGCCGGCGGCGGCATCGGCACCAAGCTGGTCGAGCTGCTCGCCTACCGCGACCAGGACTCGGCCAAGCTGCGGGCCGAGCTTTTCAAGATCGTGGAAAACCAGCAAATCGAAATCGCCCAACTGCGGGCCCGCGTGGAAGCGTGCGAGCGACGCTGGGCGGAAAAAGACGTGGCCGCCGCGGCCAAGGCCTCCGGCGCATGATCCTCAACCGAATCATCCCCACGCTGCTGGTCCTGTGCGTCGCGGCATCGCCGGCGACGCGGCCGAGCCGCCCGATTCTCGCGCGGGACGAGGCGGCCCTGGGAGAAAGTGCTAGCACCGGTCCGAAGATCGTCTGCCTGTCCGAGGATTGCCGGGACCTGATCCCGGCGGTGCGCAAGGCGGCCGTCGCGGAAGGCTGGCGAAGCGTCTGCGTGATCCGCCGCGAGGGTTACTACGTCTACGCCGACGGCTGGCCCGATGGCTGGTACATCGGAACCTTCGAGGATCACGCCGCCGAGTGCTGGCCGGACACGGCCATCATTTACGTCGTCAACGCCATCCAGGACCTCGACGACGACGAAGACACCTGATCCCACTTCAAAAATGAAACACCACCATCCGATCAAGCCCCTCTTCGGGGCGCTCGTCATTGCGCTGTCTCTGGCTTGGGTCTTTGCCGCGACGGTTCCCCCGCCACGCGCGCCGGTGCCGGCGATCGTCGCGCCCGGCGGAAACATCCAGGCGGCGCTCAATGCCGGCGGAGTCGTGCAGCTCCAGCGCGGGGGCGTCTACCGCCTGGCCAAGGGAACGTACCTGGGCATCGCCAAGGACGGCACGACCTTCGAAGCGACCGGAGATCCCACCAAGCCCGCGCCGATCGTCTCCGTCGCCGACGGCATGGCGGTGTACATGGCCGGTCGCAGCAACGTGGTCATTCGCGGGATCGAATTTGCGGCGGACACGCCGACCAATGTAGGAATCGGGATCGGCTGGGGCGGCGGCGCGATACTCATCGACTCCTGCTCAATCCACGGCTTCACCTTCGGGGGCACCGCCGAGGGCGTGGACCGCTGGCCAGGCACGGACACGCGCATCGCCGGCGTCACGCTCCTCAATTGCGTCGTCACCGACAACTGGTGTCCCGGCGGTCGATCGAGCGGGTTTTACTTCGACCTGGTCGACGGCATCCAGCTCATCGGCAACGTGTTCGATCACAACGGGTGGGGACCGAAGGGTGAGAGCCAGTCGAATCAGAATCACGGGGTCTATATCTGTGCCCGCTGCGGCCCCGCGGTGGTGAAGGGCAACGTCTTTTCCCGCAGCTCGAATTTTGGGTTGCAGGCCCGCAGCGGCGGCGATGTCGTCGGCAACCTTTTCTTCGACGATCCAAACGGGGCGTCCCACGGCGCGGTCAACGGCCAGGGACCGGTGCATGCGGGCGGGACGGTCGGCACGGTCAGCGGCAACGCGATCTTCGGCGCGCCGCCCTGCGGCAAGGATCCCGGCGGCGACGCGATCCTGGTCGGCAACTCCCACGCCGTCACCGTCTCGGACAACCTGATCGCCGCGGCCCCGAAATCCCAAGCGCCGGCCATCATGGTGGCGCCCTGCCTGCTGACGGCAAACAGCTACGTCGCGCGGGGTTCGCCCGATGGCGTGGTCAACGGCATCGACAGCCTGGTGGTCAGCAACAACGCGATCTACGGCTGGGCGGGCGGCGAGGCGCGGGTGGATCCCAGCTTGAAACAGGGTGCGGGCGCGAATGGGTTTCGATCGCTCCAGGTGATCGGCAACGGTGCGCCGGCACGCACCCCGGATCCGCGGGCACTGCTTGGGCTCGACGACGCCACCGCGCCGGCGTGGAAACGGTTTCGAGCCGAGGGAACGGCCAAGGTGCCAGCCATCCTGAAGATCCTCTTCGACGCCACGAAGTAAATGCCCGGTCCAAACGGTGAAGTAAATGGCAGCAGTCATCCCAATTATCACCATTACCAATGACGTGAGGGGATTCGTTCTGGCTTGCAGCAACTCCGGCAGCGTGCAGAGCGCCAGCAGCACCACGATCGACCACTGGGTATTGTTGGTTTCTGGCCCGACGATTTACGATGTGAACTTTAATCCGAGCAACTTCAACCTTGACGACGGCGACTTTGCAGGCACCGGAACATCCGGATTAGTGCCTCTGCGGGACGCCACAGCCGGGACTGTAGTCCTGCGGGCTGTAATGGATGACGCCACCCAAGTGGACTCGATAAGTCATCCGTTGGCCCCAACCGACATCGGCAAGCCCACGTTCACTCTCGTAACAGGCGAGCCGGTGGCGATCGGCATCACCATGACGGCTGACCCCTCCGGCGTGCCCACCTGGATGGGCGACGCAGACAACAGCAACTCGCCGAGCTATGCCGGCGTCGAAGTGGCGTATCTCAGTACGTCCACCGGAAATTCGCTCACCGATTGGATGGACGCACAAGACGGCGGTGGAGTCGCCGACATGGACTCGTTCAATGCCTACGACGGACGCGGCTACGGCGCGGGGAACATACCGATCCCGGCCGACGCGACTTCGATAAAGATCAGGTGTCGCTTTAACAGCACGTTCGGTGACGACGCCAGCTCGCTTTACGTTGAGAGCGACGCCGCTACCATCAACTCAGGTGACATCACGCCTCTGCCCGCTCCTGCACCAGCTCTAGTCTTGCCGATCAACGGGTCATTTTTTGCGAGTCAGTTTGGTGCCGCTTTCAACGGCGGCAGCCTACAGTTATTTAAGGACGGCAGCTTGCTCGTCGACAGCAGCAGCACTTGGGGCAGTAACATTTTCGATGGGATAATCAACAACACTGCCTCACATACGTTCAAGTTGTCAACACCAGCGATGGACGGAAAGCAGATCGACGGGCCGGAGGCGACGTTCGCGGTCGGTGGAAGGGGGGGCGGGGGCGGATCGCGCGGCGGCGGACTCAGATTCTTTTGAGGTTGATCCATGGTCACAGCAGCCCGCGCGGCAAATCAGCAGACGATCGATTCGACGGGGGGCGTTTGCTTTGACCCTTCGCCAAGCGATCAGGGACCCGCACTCAAGATCGTGATCGCCTGCCATTCGAGCAGTTCCAATTCCGTGCTGGTGAACATTGAGATCATGCACGGTGCGAATGAGTTCTTCGAGATCGAGCCAGGCCAGGCACAGGGCTTTCAACTCAGCGCCGCGAGCGGTTATGGCGCCGTGACCGTTAAGGGTAGCGGCGGCGACGCGGTGATCGGTTGGGCCGTATTCGGGTGATGTCGATGCCCACGCGCCCGAGATCCCACGCGCAACGGACCCGGCCGCATTCCGCAGGGAAGCGACCCACTGCTGCAGCGCGAGGCTACGGATCGCGATGGCAGAGGTACCGGGCGGGCTACCTGCGGGATCATCCCCTTTGCGTCGCATGTCTGGCCGATGGACGGACGACGGTGGCGACGGTCGTTGACCACGCGATCCCCCACCTTGGGGACTCGAGACTGTTCTGGGAGCCAGCCAACCACCAAGCCCTGTGCGAGTCCCACCACAACCGTAAGACTGCCACGGAGGACGGCGGGTTCGGGCGGGCCAGGAGGTAGCGTTTCAGAATGAAATCCGCCGGCGGAACGACGGCAGGGGGCAGGGGGGTCTAAATTTCTGGGGGACACACCCCTCCCAGACCGTATCGGTCGTGCGTGAATTTTCACGGGTTTTGACTAGCCCCCCCCTACGCCGGCAAGCTGCGGGCCTCCGGAGACCTCGACCCATGGCCAAAGATAAGAAGCCGTCTGCGCGACCACCGGGACAGCCGCCCTTGCGGCTTGAATGGATCGAAGCAGGGTCGCTGGATGAGAACCCGCTGAACTGGCGGAGGCATCCGGACAATCAGATGGCCGCCCTGAAAGACGTCCTCGACGATCCGGAAATCGGATGGGCCGGAGCTTGTCTCTGGAACGAACGGACCAAGCGACTGGTCGACGGTCACGCCAGGCGTGCCTCGGTGGATCCGTCAACCCCCATCCCGGTGCTGATCGGGTCCTGGTCGGAGGAGGCGGAAAAGAAGATCCTGCTCACGCTGGATCCGCTGGCCGGCCTCGCCGTCCCTGACGAGGCGAATCTGCGGACGCTGCTGGGCGACGTCACCTTCGGGCAAGAGTCGCTGCGTGGCTTGGCCGCCGATCTGGTCGAAGGCCTGGGCGCGCAAGGCACTCCGCCAAAAGCCGGCGGAGACGCTCGCAGCGAGATCTGCAAGCGCGGAGACCCCAAGGTGAAGATGGTCATCTCCGTCAAGGACCTGGCCGACGTCGAGAAGGCGCTGGTATTGACCGGCAACATGAACCGGGGAGAGGCCCTGGTGGAGATCTGCCAGTCGTATGCAAAAGGACAACTCAACGTTCAAGCAAAAGGTGGCACTGCGGCTTGAGGCCCTGGCCTCCTGCCGCGAGCCCACCGTGCTGGAAACTCATGGCGGCGCCGGCAAGGTGTTCGCTGCCTGCTACTCCCGGTTCACCCGCGGGGTCGTATTCGAGGTGGATCCGGACAAGGCCGAGACGCTCGCCGCCCAGCGCCCGAGCTGGTCGGTCTATCAGTCGCCCTGCGAAACAGTGCTTGAGGCGGGCGGCTGTGCGGAGCGGTCGTTCAACTTCCTGGACTGCGACCCCTACGGATCACCGTTCCCGGCCCTGGGCGCTTTCTTCGGAACGCCGCGGGCCTTCCCCGAGTCGATGCACTTGGTCGTCAACGACGGGCTGCGGCAAAAGGTGAAGCTGGGCGGCGCGTGGCAGACCCACGACCTCCGCGAGCTGGTGCAGGAGTTCGGCAACGACCTCTACGGCTGCTACATGGCCGTCGCCAAAGAAAAGATCCGGCGGCTCGTGAAAGCCGCCGGATACGCGATCGAGTCCTGGAAGGGATACCACTGCGGGCACGGCGGCGACATGACCCACTACTGGGCCGCACTGAAGCGATCGGCCCTATCGCCAGCATGAAAACATTGCCACCCTTCGGTCGCCCTCGGTCGATCTGTCCCGCATGCGCTGCGAGGTCGTTGGTTAAGACCGAATGCCTGATTGTGCCTGAATTTCTATGCTTGGCCTGCTTCAAGCCGTTCCGAGCATCGCCTGGTGCAGAAACACCAGACTATGAAATCAGCGATGCTGCGAAACCCGCATTGGGTTCACGTATCCCGCCGGCAGGTAAGGCTGCAGGTCCTTTTTGATGTAGTGCCCGGCGCCCGTCGCGGAAAGGACCTCCAGGACGTCACCGGTGAAGCGCTCCCAATCCGTTGTCTTGGTCAGGCCGGAGTAGTTCACCCGGCCGACCTTGAACAGGTCCACGAAGCCGTGGGTCTGGCGAATGATTTCCAGGGTGGCCGCGGTGTCGAGCACCGGTTCCAGGCTGACCCACGTGAAAATGCCTGCGTCGTGAAAGTGCCGCAGCGTGTCGATGCGGTCCGCCGGCATGGCTGCCCCACGCTCCCACTTGCGGGAGAACTCGTCGTCGATGCTCGTCAGCGTGCTGGCGAAGGCGTCGCGATCGGGACGGAAGAGATCAAGATCGCGCCGGGCCCGACCGCCGCCCTTGGTCAGCGTGCAGATCCCCAGGCCGTGCTCGATGAGGACCTCGAGGGTTTGACGGGTGAGCGCGTTGTCGCCGGGGTGGTAGGGGTCGGTGGTGAAGCTGAGCATCACCTGCTCGCGGCTGCCGAGGGCCTGATACTTCGTGGCGTCGCGGGTCAGGTGCCGGATGAAGTCGGCGCGCGGCACGGCGCCGGCGTCGAACTCCTTGCGGTCCATCCGCAGCACGTTGGGCACGTAGCAGTAGGCGCACTTGTGGCCGCATCCGCGGTAGGGGTTGGCCGCGAGCGGCGAGTATTCCCCCGCCTGTCCTGCCGGCGCGTAGATCATGCTGCACCCTTTGACGGAGACGCCGTCGGGGTTCAATGTCGGGCGCCCGCGCGGTGCCGACGTTTCTTCGATAATGGGTAGATGAGTCATGGCGATTCCTTTCAGGCTCCGATGAGCATCGGGGTTGCTTGGGGGTCGTATTGACGCGCGATCCGTGCATCGGCCGGTGATGCCGGCCGTGCCGCCCACTGCTTGGGCGGCGCCACCAGGTCAGCGAGGACATCGGCGTCCTCAGTGACGCGGGCCGACAGGTCCTCAAGGACCGTCTGGCCGTTGTCGTCCAGCCACATCGCCAGCTCGGGTTGGCTGTCGAGTCCGCCGAGCTTGCGGGCGCTGAGTAAAAGGGCCAGCCCCGTCTTGGCGGTGCGGGCGGCCTGCCCGCGGGCCTTGGCTTCGGCGACGACCGCCACGGCGTTGGCCGGCATGGCGAAGAGCATGCCGTCGGAGGACTTCTCCGCGAGCCGTGAGCCGATGCGGTCGATGAACCGCTTGGCCGATTGGAAATTCAGCAGAGCGTGCTTGAGCACGCAATGCCAGAGCTGCTGTTGCTGCTGGGGCTCGACGCCGTAGCGGGCGAACCCGTTGGCCAGGACCTGCCCAGTGAGGATGTCGATCCCGCCGGCAGCCGGGCTGGCGCCCACGCACTCGCGGATGTCACGACAAAGCGTATTGAGGATGAGCATCCGGCTGACGTGGGCCTCGGACTTGTGGGCCAGCTCGCCGGCTTCCTTGGCCGTCAGCCCGCCGTCGAGCATCGACTGGTAAACCTTCGCCTCCTCGCCGGGCGTGAAGCCGTCCCGCGAGAGGTTGGCCGTCCATGCCAGGCGTCGCGCTTCGGCTTCGCTGACCGGCTTCGTCGGGACGTCAAAGTCCCGGCCGCGCTGCCAGGACTTGGGCAGCCGGCCGGCCTTCGCGAGGCGGCGGATTGCTTCGAGTCGGGAATGACCGTCGCCGCCGACGCAGCCGGATCTGGCCAGCACGGGGATCGGATCGAACTTGGCCAGGTCCAGCCCCTCCGCCACGATGCCGGCGACGGTGGATTCGCTGAACGCTGCGGCGCGATTCTGGTAGAGCTCCGGGCGCGTAGTGATCTTGGAAAGTAGCATGACCGCTCCTGCCTTTCTCTGAAAAGGGAAAGGGCGGCCGGTTGCCCGGCCGCCCGTGGAGTCGATCAGGCCTTCGTCAATGCCAGGGCATCGGCGTACGCCTTTTGCTTGAGCTGGTGCGATCCGCCGAACCAGATCGAATTGAGCTGCGTGTCGGCCTTGTCCTTGGCGGTCTTGCCGATCCAGGACTTCTGGTGATCGGCGTATTCGCTGACGGCGTTGTATGCCGCCCACGCCGTGCCCTTGATGCCGGGCAGCGCGTTGCGTTCGTTGTCGAAGTTGGCGCGGACCTGATCCAGCTTCCGCTCGGCCAGCTTCTTCGCCAGGTCGCTGGCGCCGGCGTCGACACCGAACTGGGCCCGGAAATACTTGTCCGCCTGCGCCGACTTGAGCGGGCGCTTGATCATCGCGTGCATCTCGGCGTCGAACTGGTCGAAGCGGGCCGCGATGATGCCGAGCTTCTGGCGGGCCTCGCTGACGCGCTGGTCCAGATTGGTGAAGTGGCTGACGGTCAGAGCCGCGCCGGCCTTCATGGCCAGATTGAGCGTGTTCTGGCAGACGACCCGCACCGTAGTCGCCAGCATCTGCACCGGGCTCTTGCCATCGTGGCCGGTGGTGAGCAGGACGTAGGGTTTGACCAGGTCGGCCTTGGCGGCGCGGTATTCCTTGGGCATCCGGGCGAGCATCCAGATCCGCCGGCCGTCGTGCAGGGCGCCAGCCGTTTCGTACATGGCCAGCTTGTCGCCGACCAGCGAATCCATGAAGTCGAATGCGTCGGCGTTCTGAAAGACCTTGTAGCCGCGGCTGACGACCCCCAGCACTTTCTTGGTGTCGGTCCGGACGTTGGCGACGCGCTCCGTGCATGCCGCTTCCTCGGCGGGCTTGTCCGGGTTGAATGCCCGCACGGGCCACTGCTCAACGGTCCAATTGAGCCCGGCCAGCTTGATCGCCAGGGCGCTGGTCGCTGCCTTCTCGATGACGACGCCCAGCTTGTGCCAAGCCGGCTGACCGGTGACGAACACTGCTGCCTTACCGGTTGACTGATCGATCGCGTGTGCCATGATGCAGACTCCTTGCTTTGGCCCCGGTCGATTGGTTTGCCGCCTGCGACCGGGGTCTTGTTTTTGTTGGGCCGGGAACCATTCCCAACCCGACAAAGGGATTAGAGCATATACGCAACTGCTTGTCAATAAATAACTTACGTTGCGTCCGTCCCTAAGCCGTCGCGGAGTCTGGCGTTACGTGGCCCTGAAAATTTCCGAGAAAAAATGGGCCGGCGGGGACCAAAACCAACACCGACGGCCGTCCTGCGGCTGCGCGGCTCGTGGCGCGGCAAGGCCAACAAGGCCGAGCCCCAGCCCGAGGCGACCGCGCCGGATTGCCCGATGTGGCTGTCGACGGCGGCCAAGGACGTGTGGGGAGAAGTCGTCGCGATCCTTGCCCCGACGCGCGTGCTCACGCGGGCGGACGGCAAGACGCTGGCCCGCTACTGCGAATACTTCGTCCGCTGGAAAGCCGCGTGCGCCTTCCTCGAAAAAAACGGCGAGGTGTACACGCTCAAAGATGACGCGGGGAACGTGAAGTGCGTCATGCCCTGGCCGCAGGTGTCCCAGTATCACAAGTGCGCGACGATGCTCCTGAAGATCGAGGAGCAATTCGGCATGACCCCATCGAGCCGCAGCCGGATCCAGGTACCGAGTGAAGACGATAAGCCGCAGGCCAAGAGCCGCTTCTTCCAAGCCGGCTGATTCGACCCTCGCCGGCGTCATCCTCTTGCTCCCCGGCTACGACCCGCACGACCAGGCGGGCGACTGCTGGTTCGACGAAGCGGCCGCGGCCGACGCCATCGCGTTTATCGAAGAGTGCATCAAGCACGCCAAGGGGACGCGCGACACAGCGGCCGGCGCGCCGTTCCTGCTGCAACCCTGGCAAAAGTCGATCGTCGCCAACCTGTTCGGCTGGAAGCGTCCCGACGGAACGCGGCGATACCGAGAGTGCTTCATCTACGTGGCAAAGAAAAACGGAAAAACAGCACTGGCCGCGGCGATCCTGCTGCTGGTCATGATGACCGACAACGAAGTCGGCGCGGAGATCTACAGTGCCGCTGCGTCCAAGGAGCAGGCGGCGCTGATCTTCAGCCATGCCGTCGGCATGGTCAGGCAGGAGCCCGAGCTTTCCAGCCGCCTCACCGTATACGGCGCCAAGGGCGGATCTCAGCAGAAGTCGATCGTCTATGACGCACAGTCGTCGGCGTACAAGTGCCTCAGCGCCGACGCGAATACCGCCGACGGCGTCAATCCGCACTTCGTCATCATTGACGAGGTGCACCGACACGCCGATGCGGAGCTGGCCGACGTCCTCCAGAAATCAACCGCCGCCCGGGCCCAGCCGCTGGTCATCTACGCGACGACCGCCGACTACAACCGCCCGAGCTTGTGCAACACGATGCTCAAGCGGGCGCGTCAGGTGCGCGACAACAAGGGCGATCCGTCCCGCGTTGGCTTTGACCCGGGCTTTCTCCCGGTCGTTTACGAAGCCACCAAGGATGACGACTACGCCGACCCGGCGATCTGGAGCAAGGCCAACCCCAACCTCGGCATCACTGTGTCCGAGGAGTTCATGGCCCGAGAGTGCAAGAAGGCGCAGGAGACGCCGTCGGAGCTCAACGGGTTTCTGCGGCTGCACATGAACATCGTGACCGACGCCGACGAGGCGTGGCTGCGCGGCGACCGCTGGGCGCAGGCCAGTGGCCTGAAAGACGGCGAGACCCCCGAGGCCTGGCGCAAGCGCAAGCTGGACGAGCTGCGCGGCAGCTCGTGTTTCCTGGGCCTGGACCTGTCCAGCAAAATCGACCTGACCGCCGTGGTGCAGATCTTCCGGTCCGAGGTTCATGGCGAGCCCTGGATCATCATCCCGCATTTCTGGGTCCCCAACGTGACCGCCCACGAAAAGGAAAAGGCCGATCACGTCCCCTACGCCGCCTGGGAGCGGGCCGGCTTCGTGACGATGACCGAGGGAAACGAGATTGACTCGCAGGCCATCCGGGCAGCGATCAACCGCATCGATCACGAGTGCCCGATCGTTGAGGTGGGCTATGACGAGTGGGACGGCACGGAGCTGTCGCGCCAGCTCCGCGAAGAGGACGGATTCGGCGATCGGATGGTGCCCGTCCGCCAGGGTAGCCGGTCGCTGTCAGACCCGATGAAAGAGTTCGAAGCCATGGTGATGTCCGGGCGCCTGGAGCATGGGTCCAATCCGGTTATGGACTGGATGATCGGAAACCTCTGCGTGAAGCGCGACGAAAACGGAAACCTCCAGCCCAACAAAAAGAAGTCCGCCAATCGTATCGACGGACCGGTCGCCACCTTCACAGGAATGGCCCGGGCGCTGGCGGCGCCGCAGGACGAATGGGACGGCCGCATTGAGGCGATCTGACAGGATGCAGGACGCACAGACTTACGCCCAGCGCCTCCACGAGATGGTGGACGGTCCGGATGTTTCAGGCTCGCGGCCGCCCTCGTCATTTGCGGTGAGCGGGGCCTCGGCCGAAACCGAAACGCGTTCGCTGGAAAATCCCAACATCCCGATCACGGCCGAGCAGCTCAGCATGATCTGGGGCTACGGCCCGACTCGGTCGGGCGTGCAGATCAACGAACACACCGCCCTGACGCACACCGCGGTGTTCGCCGCCATCCGCGTGCTGGCCGAGTCGATCGGGATGCTCCCCCTGGTCGTGTACCAGGGTGACCCCGACAGCAACGAGCGGGTCCGGGCCACCTGGCACCCGCTGTACGGCGTCCTGCGCCATGAGCCCAACCCCGAGATGTCCGCCGTCACGTTCAAAGAGACGCTCCAGGGCCACCTCGCCGGCTGGGGGAACGGATATGCCCGGATCCTGGAAGACTATCGCGGCCAGCCGCGCCAACTCCTGCCGTTGGCGCCGGACCGCACCCATCCCGAGCGCTATGGCGGGCAGCTTCGATACACCGTCGATGACGGCGGTGGGATCTTCGCCGCCGACGAGCTGGTGCACGTGCCCGGCCTCGGTTTCAACGGCATCCGCGGCTACGGTCCGATCGCGCTGGCTCGCGAGAGCCTGGCGGTTGGCAAGGCCGCCGAGATCTTCGGCGCCACCTTCTTCGGCAACGGAGCCCAGCTCGGCGGCGTCCTGGAGGTTCCCGGCAAGCTCAATCCCGAGCAGCTCAACACGATGCGCGAGAGCTGGAACGCGATGCACGCGGGTCCGGGCAACTCGCACAAGACCGGCATCCTGCAGAACGGCACGAAGTGGTCCAAGGTCGGGATCCCGCCGGAAGACGCGCAATTCATCGAGACCCGTAAGTTCGGCGTGACCGAGGTGGCTCGGATCTTCCGCATCCCGCCCCACATGCTGGCGGACCTGGAGCGCGCAACCTTTTCGAATATCGAGCAGATGAGCCTGGAATTTCTGCTCTACACGCTCAGCCCCTGGCTGACAAAGTGGGAGCAAGAGCTCACGCGAAAACTCTTCCCGGCCGGATCGGGATACTTCGTGGAGTTCGACATCCGACTAATCCAACGGGCCGACGTCGCCGCCCGCCGCGAGTTCTACGCCGCCGGCCGCCAGTGGGGATGGTTCAGCGCCAACGACGTCCTCAAAGCCGAGGGGCTGCCCGGCATCGGAAAAGACGGGGACGTCTACCTCTCGCCGATCAACATGACGCCTGTCGATCGGCTCGGCCAGGTCCCGCCTCCCGTACCGCCGCCGGCGGGATCGCCCACAGCCACCCCGCCGCCACCACCGGCCGCCGATGACTCGGGTCAACGGTCGCTCCAGGCGATCAGCGGCGTCTTCGAAGATGCCGTCGGACGGATGCTCCGCAAGGAAGCCAATGCCGCGTCGCGCGGGAAGGCGGACGATCGGTTCTATGCCGAGCACCGCAGCCACGTGGCCGAAGCGCTCTGGCCGGCCGCTCGCGCCCTGATGCACCTTTCGGGCAGGGTCGGGGAAATCCGAACGAAGGTGGTGGCCGGCGTGATCGATCAGTTTGCGTCGCAGCGTCATACCGAATCCACGGCCGAACCCCCCGCGGCCGTCGCCGGCGAGCTGCTTCGCCGCATCTATGAGGCAATCGTATGAAAGTTATCGCACTCCCCGCCGACGGGTCTCTCGCCGGCGTCGTGATCGAGCCTGGTGAATTTCTGATCCTCAAGGTGAGGGCAAGAGCCGCGCGCGAACAGCTCGCGGCGCTCCGAGACACTGTCGCGGCGGCGCTGCCTGGCGTCAGAGTCTTGGTCATTGACGAACAGATGGATGCCTATGCGGTGGCCGAGGCCATCACCATTACCGCGGATCCCACCCCGGCACAGGCAGAAGAGCTTCGCCAGAGCTGGGAGGAGTTCGCCGGGAGCTCGCGACACATGGGCACGCTTGAAGTCCGCTCCGCTCCTGCCCGCGAAATGGAAAAACGGACGCTCCATTGCTCAGAGGTGCGCGTCGAAACCACCGCAGACGGAAAGAAAAAACTCGTCGGTTATGCCGCCGTGTTCGACAAGACTTCCAAGCCCCTCAAGACCAAGAGCGGCAAGGAGTTCGTCGAGAAGATCGCCCCCGGCGCGTTCCAGCGTGCCCTGGCCAGCGGCGATGACATCACGATGTGCATCGACCATACCGGCCCGGTCCTCGCCCGCACGACAGCCGGCACGCTCCAGCTCCGCGAAGACGCCAAGGGCCTGGCCTTCGAGGCAGCCCTCCCCGACACCACCGCTGCCCGCGATCTCGTCGGAGACGTCGAGCACCGCAACATCCCCGGCATGTCGTTTGGATTCGACGAACCGGATGACACCTGGGAGCGCGGCGCCGACGGCGTTCCGGTCCGGACGCTCAACAGCATGATGCTCGGGCACATCAGCCCGACACCCTACCCGGCCTACGACGGCACGACCGTGGACGTCCGCAGCATCGAAAAGGCGATCGCCCGCCTGCCGGACACCGCGGCCAGCAGAGGCGCACACCGCGGGACCGAGAAGCGGGCCACGATGGAGATTGAAGACGACAGCCTGGTGTACACCTGCCGCTGGGGAATCGAAAGCCTGCGGAGCGCGTTCGACTCCTGCCAAAACGTGATGGACGTCGCCTCGCGCATCACCGGCGATTTGAGCGAGCGCGATCAGGAGGCGATCGACGACTACCTCGACCAGGTCCTCAACCTCATCGCCAAGGCCCGTCGCGTGAAGGTCGTGCTCCAGGAGCTGGGCGCCGTCGACGAAGAGGACGTCCCCGCCGCCGGCGACGTCGATTCCACCCTCCGTCACCTCAAGCTGATCCAGACGATGGCCGAGAAGCAGCAGTCCACGGCGGAACTGCGGGCGTTGCTGCCCAAAGCGGCCGAGGTCCGGGCCAAGGGGGCGGCAACGAAGACCGAAAAGCGGTCCGTCGTCAGTCGCGGCGGCAAGTTCTACGTCGTCGATTCCGACGGCAAGGACCTGGCCGGCCCCTTCGACACCGAAGCCGAGGCGGCCGACGAGGACGAAGACGAGGACTAACACTCGTATGGCCGCCAGCAACCTCACCGTCGAAATCCGCGTCGGCCCAACCATGCGGACGGCGCTCGACGTGCTGGAGCTGGCCGGCGAACTACTCGAACTGATCCCTCAGTGGCACGAGGCCGAGCGTCGCGAGCTGGACGAGCGGCGGAAATGCCTCGCCGAGATCGTCCGGGACAACTTGATCGTACGCGGGAAACTGAACACTCCACGGTAAGGGTTTCGATTCTCGGGTTCCCTCCAAAAACCCAGGAAACCAAGCGGCTGTAGCTCAGCGGTAGAGCAGGGGGTTGTACCCCCGCGCGGAGGTTCGATCCCTCCCGGCTGCGTTCCCAACGTCACCACAGCGAACCAATCGACAGCCGGCCGCCGAGCCGGATGGCTGGCCGGTTGTTCGCGCCGATCGACCCCCGCCGAGACGACGGGCGACCGGGACTGATTTGCAGCACGCGCGACGTGGCGCTGCCGCTGCTTCACCCCGCACGACCAACGGAGAAGAACCATGTCACTGCGACAGATGCTCAAGGACAAGATCGAAGAGCGCAAGCGGACCCTCGACGCCGCCGGCGCCATCCTGACCGCCGCCGCGGCCCGGTCCGTCGAGAAACGCTCCCTCACCCCCGAGGAGACGCAGGAGTTCGAGAAGCGCCACACCGACGGCGACGCCATGCTGGCGGAGATCGGCCGCTTCGAGAAGCAGCTTGGCGTCGAGAAGCAAATGAGCGAGATCCGCTCCGACCCGCGCCCCGCCGGCCGGGAGGACGTCACCCGTGAAGGGGGCGCCACCACCACCGACGAAGACCGCAAGGCCAAGGACCGGGAATACCGCGGCGTCTATCGCCAGTGGATGACCGCCGGAGACAATGGCCTCACCCAGGAACAACGCTCGCTCCTGTCCACGTCGCTGTACGTCACCAACCCCAACGATCCCAAGGAGCTCGAACTGCGAGCCCTGTCCGCTTCGACGGGTTCGGCTGGCGCCTATACCGTGCCCCAGGGATTTCAATACACCCTGGACATCGCCCTCAAGGCGTACGGCGGCATGCTGGAAAACGCCAGCTTCGTGGACACCGATCAGGGCAACGACCTTCCCTGGCCGACCTTCAACGACACCGCCAACAGCGGCGAGAACCTCGCGGAGAACGCCGCTGCGACGGAGACGCAGGATCCCAGCTTCGGCGTGATCACCCTGCGCGCCTACATGAAGGACTCGGGGATCATCCTCGTTCCCGTTCAGCTCCTGCAGGACAGCGCCTTCGATCCCGAGACCTTCCTGTCGGATGCGGCCCGCACCCGACTGGGCCGTCGGGTCAACAACCTGGCCACCGTCGGCACCGGCACGAACGACATGACCGGCCTCCTGGTCGCCGCCACTTCCGGCGTCATCGCCGCCAGCACCTCGGCGATCGCGTACAACGAACTGCTCGACCTGGAGCACAGCGTTGATCCGGCCTACCGGCCCAACGCGAAGTTCATGTACAACGACAGCACCCTCAAGCTGCTCAAGAAGCTGACCGACGGAAACGGCCGGCCCCTCTGGATCGCGGGCGGCACCGCCGAAGGCGTTCAGAACCGCCGCCCCGACACCGTCGACGGCTTCCCGTACGTGATCAACCAGGACATGCCCAGCGTCGCCACCGGACAGAAGACGGTGACTTTCGGCGATCTGAGCAAGTACAAGATCCGCCGCGTTCGCCAGGCTCAGATGGTGCGCTTCGGCGAGCGGTTCATGGACAAGCTGCAGATCGGGTTCATGCTCTACCAGCGCTTCGACGGGAACCTGATTGATTCCGGGCAGCACCCGGTCCGCTACCTGGTCCACCCGTAGCCATCCTGTCGGCCGTGATCGTCAAAAAAGACGAGGCGGTACCGGACTCCCCTTTGCCCCTTCAAACCGATCGCACGAGCGCCCGCTGCGGCGACGCAGCGGGCGCTCGTCTCTTCATCCGAATGACTCCTCTCCGAAAGGATTTCCCGTGAATCTCCACACTGACGTGAAAATCGACAAGCTCGCCAACGCCACGGCGACTGGCACCAGCACGATCGCGTTCACCTCGATCGACATGGCGGAATACGACAACTGCCTGATCCTGCTGAGCCTGGGCAGCTTCAACGCCGGCAACTACGTCAAGCTCGGGCAGGACACCGATTCGGCCCTGGGCACGATCGCGGACCTGGCCGGCTCCAAGATCACCCCCATTGCCGACAACGGCGCGATCGTCATCGCCGTCGAACGCCCCACCCTTCGTTATCTCGGGCTCTCCGCGGTCCGCGCCGGCGCGACGAGCACCATCTCGGTCGTCTGGGTGATCCGCTGGAACGGCAAGGCTCCGCTGCCGCTGACCAACTTCGTCAGCCTGGTCACCGGCGTCTTCCTCAAGGACCCCATCGCCGGCACGGCGTAAGCATCGGCGGTCCTCATCGCCACGGCCGACGTGGGGCGATCGCCCCGCTGTTTTTTACTTATCTCTTTCCGGAGCATCCCTTGAAGATCCAACTGACCACCTCGCTCGCGAGCGAAGCCCGTTCCTGGAAGCCCGGCGACATCCTCGACCTTCCCAAGGCGGAAGCCGAGCGGCATATCGCCAACGGCAACGCCACGCTCGTTGTCGAAGAGAAGACCGAACCGGCCAAGAAGTAGCCGCCCTCGTCGGAGACGCGCTTCCGCGCCGCTTACCTTGATGCTGTTTGTCTCGCTGGTGAAATCGGCGATCGCGTGGACGATTTTGATCGTCTATGCGTGCGTCGCGCCCCAGGCGTTTCTCAGCGACACCCGCCGCGGGCGGCGATCGTCCGTCGGGCTTGATTCCCTCAAACCTCAACAGGAGCCACCGTGAACTTTCCCAACACCAAGGTCTACAACCTTGATGGCAACACCCAGGTGATTGCCCCCAGCGGCACGCTGCTCGTCCAGGGCGCCGTGCGCGGGCTCGCACCCGGGACGGATTTCTTTGTTTCCTCCGTCGCCGGATCCGCCAGCAATGATGGCCTCTCCTTCGCCTCTCCCGTTGCGACGCTGACGCAGGCCTTGGCCCTGTGCACCGCCGACAAGGGCGATCGCGTCTTTCTTATGCCCGGCCATGCGGAGTCCGTTGTTGCCGCCGCCGGGCTGACCGTGGCCGTCGCCGGCGTCTCGATCTTTGGCCTGGGCAATGGCGCCAAGCGGCCCACGCTCACCTTCTCCACTTCCACCGCGGCTCAGGCGATCTTCAGTGCCGCCAACGTGCTGGTGGCCAACGTGGTGTTCAACCTGACCGGCATCACCGCCATCGTCGCCGCCATCAGCATCACCGGCGCCGACGTGGCCATCCAGGACTGCGACTTCATCATCTCCGATGGCACCAGTGCTCCGGTCCTGGGGATCCTCACCGCCGCGACGGCCGATCGGCTCCGCATCGAGCGGTGCCGCTTCCTCGGTCCGGCAACCTCGACGGCCACCGTCACCGCGTGCATCAAGCACGAGGTCGGCGTCGATTACATCATCCGAGAGTGCTACTTCACCGGGAAGATGACTCAGGCCATCCTCAACGCCACCGCGAACTTGCGGGGGTTAATCGACAGCAACCGCTTCGTGATCGCGACGGGGACGCTGGCGATCTCTGTGAACGCGGCATCAACCCCATTCATCGTCAACAACCGCATCAACGTGCCCAGCGGCACGACCCCGATCACAGCCGCGGCGGGGTTCGTGGCCGGCAACACCTACTCGGCGGCCGCCGGTGTTACCGCCGGAACGGCCTCCACGATCTGATGATCCTGGACAGCAATGGCCAGCCCGTCGCGCCGGCGCCGGAGCCGCCGGAGCCGGAGCCCCACAAATTCGGGGAGTTCAGGATTCCGCCGGACGCGTACCTGAGTATGCGGGCCGGTCTGAACTGCGAAGGGGGGGGGGGCGTCGCGGCCAGTACCGTTGGCCGGCAATGGCCCTCAGGGCGATTGGCGCATCCTGAAACGAGTGTGAGGATGTCCGCGGGCGGGCAAACGCCGCAAACGCGATCCTAGGCGAAAGGCGAGCCGTCCGGGGGCCGCGTTCGCGTGCGAAAAACGAGGGTGGCGGCCGAGGGTGCCAAAGTGGCAGGTTGGCCGGAATGGTAGCAAGGTAGTTCATGCCGACGCAGTCCCACTTTGCCACCAAGATCCTCACCCCACCGGCGTCCGAGCCGGTGTCGGTGATAGAGGCCCAGCAGCACCTCCGCATCGATGGGGACTACGACAACGATCTGATCTCGGGCCTGATCTCCACCGCCCGCGAGCTGGTCGTTGCCCAGTCGGGCCGGGCCTTGATGGAGGCGACCTACCGGCTGTCGCTGGACCGATTCCCGTTGCTGCCCAACACTCAGTTCGCGCCGGGCAACCCCAACGTTGTCACGCCGGTGATCAACAACGTCTGGCCGCTGGACCCGACGGCGTGGGGGATCCTTTTGCCGCGCTCGCCCCTGATCGCGGTGACGTCCTTTTCCTACTATGACGTCAACGGGGTGCTGCAAACGCTGGATCCCTCGGCGTACATCGCCGACGGCGACTCCGAGCCGCCGCGGATTGCGCCTTCGTCGGGGGCGTCCTGGCCGTCGGCTCAGTTCCGGCCCAACGCCGTGCAGATCTGCTTCACCGCCGGATACCCATCCGCTGACCTGGTGCCGGCGGCCGCCAAGCACGCGATCAAACTGCTGATCGGGTCCTGGTACGACAACCGCAACGCCGTCGGCTCCATCGGCGATGAGATTGCCCTGGCGTTTAGCTCGCTCGTGGATTCCTTCAGTGTCCCGGTGCAGTGGTGATCTCCGGCTACACCGCCTTCGCCTTCACCGCCGACACGCTGACGCCGACAGCGAGCGGTCTGGATCACGTCGTCACGATGCCGTTCGTGCATGTGGCGGATGACCCTGGCAACGTTGCGACCCAGCTCCTGACGATGCCGATCGGCAAGCGGGTGATCGTCCTTTCGGACTTCCACACGCTGCTGCTCGGGCACACGGAGGATCGGTGCAAGGACGCCGACGGCGACTTTGTAGATTTTATCAGCCCGTGGTTTCCGACCGGCACCGCCGCAGTACAGGCGTGGCTCGTCCCGCTGCTCCAGGCTGTGAAAGACGCCGGAGCGACGATTGATTTTGTCGTTACAGATATTGAGCAAGCCGGCTTCAACCTGTCCGACTTTGTAATTTCGGTAACAGGCGGCAATCCACAATACGAGGCGATCGCTGCGGACCCTCGCTTCGCCGAGGGCTCGCCGTCGGCCCGAGCACTGTACGACGGCGTCGTGGTCGATCGCGAGGTCCCACCCGGAAGCGACCTCGAAGCCAAGCGATGGAACGCGGTAATGACGCATCTGCTCGGGCAGGCGTTGCGGGCCGCGATCTATGACAGCCTCGTCAGTGTTTTCCCCGACGCGGGTTACTCGCAATTCGGCGGTGACGACAGCGGCGCCTACATCATCGCGCCAGAGTCCGACCCTCTGGTCGATTACAACGGGTGGGAAACTATTGGCTACGACGTACCCGGCACGCATCAGTCGCCCGCGACATACACCAATCTCGGGGGCGTCGTGTTTTACCCTCTGGGCAGACCTCCCCACAGCCGTGAGGTTGGGACGCCAGTATGGACCAACCCGATGGCGACGCTGGGCTGGCAGATCAGCAACATGCGGGCGCTGGTCCGGGCCAGTAGCGTTCCGATTCTGCCTTGGGTGCAATATCGAGCGTACAAGGACATCAGATTTAACGAGGTCCTGCACGACACGGACTACTACCAGGAGCTGCTCTACCACCTGCTTCTGACGTGTGGGACGACGAATTTTCTTTACTTCAATCCACCGACCGACGCCCTCAGCACGGCGAAAGGCGCGGGCGACGACGGCGTGATGAGCGATCTGCTCGCCGAGTACCAGTGGTTGGCCCGATCTGCGACGTCTGTCCGGCCGCTGACGAAAACAACTGTCCTCTTCGACGCATCGGCGCTCGTGAGCGGCGCCCTTTGCGTCGGTCCCGCCGGTCATTGGCGGGTCTACCGCATCACCTTCGCGCCGGGCGTGGACTCGGCGGACTTGACCCTTCCCGACGAGCTGCAAGCCCGGACGTTCGTTCGTCCGGCCGGCGCGATCGGACTCTGGTTCGTTGAACAAGGAATCGGCATGGCACGCGAAATCACAATGTTGCAGCAGCTCACCGTCAGCAAGGGGGCACTGAGCATTTCCCGGAAAATCCCGACGACGATCGACATGACGGGAAACCGCTCATCCGAGGGCGCCTTCAGCGTCGCCGCCGGCAGCGAAGGCGTCGCGATTCCGGTCGGCGATCTTTCGACGGCCGGGGTCTACTCCCTGCTCAATACCGACGCGACGAACTACATCGAGATCGGCATTCAGGTCGCCGGCACGTTCTATCCGTTCGGCAAACTCAAGCCCGGAGAGTCGATGCAGGGCCGGCTCGGGACCAACGCGCCATACGCCCGCGCTCACACGGCGGCATGCGTGCTGGAATTCCACATCGTTGAGGACTGATGGAGCGCATCCAAGCCGGCGAACTTCGCCACCGCGTCGAGTTGCAGCGCAACGAAGCGGCGGAATCCGCGCAGGACGAATACGGTGCGCCGATCCCCAATCAGATCACCTACGCGCGGCCGTGGTGCAAGATCGAGCCCGTGAGTGGGCGCGAGGCGGAGTACGCCAAGTCGTTCGCCGCCAGCGTCAGCCACAAGATCACGATGCGCTACAACTCGACGCAGCCGGTAAAGCCCACGGACCTGATCATCTGGGGCGATCGATCGTTCTCCATCAACACTGTCCTCAACGTCGAAGAGCGCAATCACTCGCTCGCTGTGTTCGCAACCGAATTGCCCGCCTGATGGCCGCTAAAGCGATTGAAGTTCGAGGCGTCAACGAACTCGATCGGGCACTGCGCGAGCTCGAACGGAAGGTCGCCAGCCAGTTCGCCAAGGATGCGCTCAAGACCGGCGCGAAAATCATCCAGGCCGAACAGGTCCGTGAAGCGCCGGATCGCACCGGCAAGCTCCAGAGGGGAATCAAGATTCGCGCGGGTCGGCGCAGGAAGGGCGAGGTCTCCGTGCTGATCACGACCCCGTCCGCAAAGAGTAAGTCCGGCGCGTTCTACACGGATTGGGTCGAGGGCGGCCACTTCACCGGGAAGCGTCTGGCCAAGGGAGCGGAGGGCAAGGGCGCCGGCGCCAAGCGGCGGTATCACGAGCTGAGCCTCGCCGCGGGTCGAAAGTTCATCCCTGGTCAGCATTTCATGCAGCGCGGCTTTGCCGCCAAGGCCCAGCAGGCCACCGATCTCGCCGTCGCCTTTCTCTGGGCCAAGATTCAAGCCGAGGCAAAGACGTGAGCGGCAAGGCGATTTTTGCACAACTGAGAGGCAACGGCGCGGTCGCCGACCTGGTGGCGACGCGCGTCTACCCGGTTGGCTCGGCTCCGACCAATCCGGCAATTCCCTACGTCGAATACGACACCACCGGCGCGGACTTCCCACGGTCCTACACCGGTTCGAGCGGGCTGGCAGACGCGGAGATCGACATCGCCTGCGTCGCCGGCAGTTATGCCGACGCCGTAGCGCTGGCGACCGCCGTGCGCAAAGCACTCGACAATCAATCTGGGACCTGGGGCGGGATCGTCGTGCAAGGTGCGTTCGTCACCGGTAACCCCGAGAGTGCCGTTCCCATCGGCGATGCCGGACCGGACCTCGGGCAGCGATACGAAGCCGATCTATCCGTCCGGCTCTGGTACGAGCTGTGATTTTGCGACAAACCCGAACAGGACGCCCTGGTCCTGTCGGCGCGGCTACCGGGGGAGCGGGTTTGCGTCCTCTGCCACAAGGCCTCCTTTCGACAGGTGAAGCGTCACCTGCAATCCGCTTCCGTCTTCGGGGAAAAAGACCAGGCAGTCAACGTTGCTCGACTGAAGGATTCGATTCGCCAGCCGACGTTTTACCCGGAAGAACCCCTCAAAACGCCGAGGCAGAAAGTACTTGGACTCGGCGGGATCAAGCGGCTCGTCTCGATGCTCGCGGACCTCGCATTCCCGAATCGGAACCCATTGGCGGCGGACCTTGGGGTTTCTGATTTGAACGTGGCTGATCTCGTCGCGCTGCTTCACCGCCCAATTGTACCAATCCACCCGGAAACGAAATGAGCGCATCATCCGCCATCATCGGACGCGGGACATTCCTCGCCCACAGCGACTCCGTAGACGGGACCTATACCCCGCTGCTCGAGCTGACGAAGCTCAATCCCCCCAAGCAGGCCGTGAAGGACGTCGACGTCACGCACTATCTCTCGCCGAACAACACCAAAGAGTACATCCCCGGCGTCTTCATCGATCCCGGCTTGGTCGAGTACGAGGCGAACTACATCCAATCGGATCGCGATGCGGTGAAGGCGCTGCTCGGCGTGCCGGCTTTCTGGCGCATCACCATGCCCGATGCGGCGGGATTCAAGTTCGCGGGCTTCCTTAAAGACCTGTCCGACGACCTGCCCAACGAAGACAAGATGATGACCAAGGCCCAGATCAAAGTGACGGGGCCGGTCAACTTCATCGAAGCGATCACCTCCATCACGCTGACCAGTCCGCAGGACGGAATGACGATCGACCCGTCAGCGGATCGGATCACGCTCGTCTGGACCAGCGATACCGGCTACACGCGCGGCGAAGTCATTCTGGACGCCGGCACTGAAGGCGAGACGAGTCTCAATTTCGGCGACACGCCCTACGACATCGGGACGATGGTGGACATCGGCATCGAAGACACTGCCAGCCCCCACACGCTGCTCATTCGCATCAACGGCGTAGATTCAAACACGATCACCGTCACAGGAACTTCGTAGTCCTGCCCGAAATTCTTCACGCAAACCAGCAACCAACGGAGAACGCGCCATGTCCGCATCAGCCGCGAAAATCGGTAAGGGTACCACCGTCGCCCACTCGACCACGTCGGGAGGCAGCTACACGACGCTGCTCGAAGTGACGAAGGTCGGTTCACCCAAGCAAAGCGTTAAGGACGTCGACGTCACCCATTATGTCTCGGACAGTGGAGTGAAGGAGTACATCCCCGGCTGGATCGAGCCGGGGACGGTCGAATATGAGGCCAACTACCTCAAGGCTCAGGAGACGATCCTCCAGGGCCTGCTCGGTGTCGCCCACTTCTACAAGATCCAATTGCCGGACGGCAGCAACTCGACTTCCGGCTCGACGTTCGCCTTCCCCGGCTACATCAAGGAACTCGGCGACGAAATCCCCAACGAAGACAAGATCAACCGGAAGATCACCATCAAGGTGAGCGGGCCGGTTGTGTTCACGGCTGGGACGTAGTCGTGATGGGTCCGAGGCTTCGCCAGCCAACATCGAAGTTGACCTCGGAATCGGAGCTGATCGACTTGCCAACCGAGACGCAGACCGCCGACCCTTCCAAGCCTTGAATGAATTTCGCGAGATCAAAGGTCTCCCCAACCTGCGGTGGCTTCTTGCAGAGAAATGACCCGTCGAATCCGTTGAGTCCCGGCGACAGTTTTTGTGAAGTTGTCGGACGCATTCCCGGATCGACCCTCGCTCCGCACTCCAGGCAGGCAAAGTAGCCGCGGTCGTACTCTTGCCCCTCCTCATCGATGGCGGGGATCGATTTCCAAATCGCCGTCGGAACCACCATCCGACCCCAGTTGCCAGGCCGCTGGTGGTAGCGGTGAACATGGCCAGCGGGATCCGTGAAGACCCATTCCGGGTCCGGCTCGCTGCTCATCGTGACATCCACGAATTCCTGAAACTCGACCGCAGACCAGCCGGGGCCGCGGTGAATCTTTTTGCTCGTCGGCATCACCCAATCCTAAAGGAGAACCCTTGTCCCTGTCTAAATCCCAGATCCTCAAAGCGCAGGACCGCGCCAAGCTCGAAAAGGTCCCCGTGCCCGAGTGGGGCGGCGACGTCTACCTCCGCATTCTCAGCGGCACGGAACGCGACCAGTTCGAGGACGAAACCTACAAGGTCCGCGGAAAGACCGTCGAGCTGAACCGAACAAACATCCGCGCGCGGCTGCTGGCGATTTGCCTGTGCGACGAAAAGGGTGCCCGCCTCTTCACCGACGCCGACGCCGCGGCGCTCGGCGAGAAGGCCTCGCCAGTCATAACTCGCCTCTTCGACCTCGCCCAGAAAATCAATGGCCTGACCAAGGCCGACGTCGAGGACCTCGCAAAAAACTCCGGTGCCGGCCAGGCCGGCGATTCTACTTCCGACTCGCCGCCAATCTCGGCATGACCGTCCGCCGGCTGCTTGAAGAAATCGACAGCCGTGAGCTGTCCGAGTGGGAAGCCTTCGATCAGGAAATCGAGCCGATCGGCGATCAGCGGCTTGACGTCCTCGCCGGGCAGATCGTCTCGGCCATCTACAACGTCAATCGCAAGCCGGATGCCGAGCCGTTCACCCCCGGCCGCTGCATGATCAAGTGGCGCGACCCTGAACCGGATCCCGAACCGCAAGCCAAAGAAGAAGACGAAGAAGCCGCCCGCCAAGCCCTCGCCGCCGAGATCAAGGCGGGCATGCTCGCATTCGTGAAGAAGCAAAACCCATGAGCACCATTGGCGCTATCGACGTTGTCCTCTCCGCGCACAGCGAAGCCTTCTCCAAGGGCGTCCACAAGGCGCAGGAGGATCTCGATCATTTCTCTGAACATGCGGAGCACGCCGGCGAAAAAATCAGAGAGCATTTGGAAGGACTGGCCGGCCATGCCGAAGGGCTTGGCGGCCTGCTCTCCGGCAGCGGCATCGAGTCGATGATCTCTGGTGCGGCCGAAAGTCTCAGCGGCCTGGCTGGCAAGGGAGCCGAGGCCCTAAGTTCGATGGGGCCCGTAGGAGTTGCCATCGGCGTCGTCGGCGCTGCAGCGGCGGCTGCTGTGGTCGGGGTAGTTGGCCTTGGAATGGCCATCAAGGAGATCGCTGAGGCGCAGATCGAAACCGCCAAGCAAACACTAATCACCGCCAGCGCCCTTGGAGTTTCCAGCGACATGCTGGGCACACTGCACATTGCAGCCCACCGCATGGCCGTGGATGGCGGCGAGGTGGATGGAGCGCTTAGGAAAATGGAGGTCGCGATCTCGAAAGCCGCCGGCGGCAGCGCCGAAGCCGCCGCCGCGTTTGACCGACTTCATCTCGATCCGGAAAAACTGGCCGGCGAAGGAGCAGAGAAAGCCCTGTCCGACGTGGTGAACGCTCTCGCTCATATTGAGAGTCAGACCGACCGCATGCGGTCTGCTGGGGATGTTTTCGGAAAAACCGGCGGGATGGCGATGATCAAGACGTTCGCAGACGACGGTGTTGAAGGGATGCAAAAGCTGCACGAGGCGTCCCTATCTACGAAAGAGGTCCTCGACAACATGGACTCTGCCCGACTCGTCGCGGCCGGCGAGGAGTGGGAAAAGTTCTCCTCGCGGCTGGACGGACTGAAAAATCAACTGACCCTGTCTCTTGCGCCGTACATTGAGGTCGTTGGCCAAATGTTTTTGGACGCCTTGCCCAGCGCACAAACGTTCGCCAACGGCGTGATCACCGTCATTCGTGAGGTCGGGCACGTCGTCGCCCTCCTTATCGACCTCTGGCACGACTGGGGGACGGTGGCGATGGTCGTGGGCGCCGCGGCAATCACGCCGTTCCTTCCGCTGCTCGCTGTGTTGTACGGAATCGAAAAAGTCGCAGAGGCCGTCATGGGCGCCACCGCGAACAGCAGCGTCTCGGCCGGATGGGATGCAAAAATGGACGGGCTCCAGGCTAAGCTCGACGCCGCCGCCGGCGGGATCAAAAAGAGGATGGAGGAACTCGGCAGGAACATGGCGGAAGGCGCTGACAACTGGGCCGCCGCGATGGATGAAATGTTCGAGTCGTCGATGAAGCTCCTGGAGCTTAAGGACAAGATGGACCAGGGGCTCGACTTCCAGCGGTTCCTGGCCTTCGATGGCAATAAGCTGGCCGACCTCGGGCTTCCGGTCGAAGCGATCAAAGCGATCTGGGAGGCCATGCGAGATGGCGCGTCTGACGAGTTCATTCAGAAGATGATCGATTCGGCCAAGTCGGCTGAAGGCTACAAGCAATTCAATGAGGCCGCCGCGGCCGTTAAGAAACTCCACGCCGAAATGGAAGCGCTTCAGAGGGGCTTGGGCCCTGAAGCAGCAAAATACGCAGATCCCGCAACACAACAGCAGGTCCAAGGTGAAGTGGACAAGTTGAACGCCATGAAGGAGCAACACAAGGCGGCCGAGGAAATTGCCAAGCTCCAAAACGAGATCGCCGCCAAGCGGGCCGGTATTGACCCCAAGGTGTACCAGATGCAGCAGGCTGACCCGGAGCACGCTGCCGCACTCGACCGCTTGCAGCAGGAAAACAAGATGCTCGACGAGCGGAAGAAGATCCTCGAAGACATCATGACGCCGGTAGAGAAATACCAGGAACAAATTGGCAAGCTCGACGACATGCTGATGGCCGGAATGCTCACCAACGATCAGTACAACAAGGCCGTCGCTAAAACCCAGAACGATTTCAACAAGTCTCAGCACCATGGCGGCGATCAGCACGTCGGCGCCGAAGAAATCTCCCAGAAGTACGTCGTCAGTGCCCAATCCCCGATCGCCAACGACGCGCTCTCCGTAGCCAAGCAGCAACTCGACGTGCAAACCAAATCCTACACCGTCAACGCCGACCTCGCCCGGAAGCTCGGCGTTCCGCCGGTCGTTGTCGGTGTCTGAGGCTCATTTGCCAGTCGAGCGAAGGAATCATTGCTTCTTCGCCATCCGCGTCATTACCTCATCGATCGCCAGCTTCCGATCATCGCGGTCATCTCCATAACCCAAAACTCGCCATGCGTTGAACGGTCCAGGCGACCGCGATGTGGCATCGAGGTCATTCGGAACAAAGATCATTTGGACGTGCTCTTTGGCGTACAGCATGAAGCGCGTGAACGCTTTCGGTCGCGGGGAGTCATGGAGCGTTGTCCAGTCCTTGTCCGCCGGACCGAAGATTTTGATGATTCGGCCCGCGTCGTCTTCGCCGACGTGTCTCGCTCCATATGGCATGAGGGGGGCGGGAAGCGCGTCGGCGACTCGCGATTCCGCAGGCTCCTTCCGGGTTGCCGTCGTCCCGTCCACCGTAGCCACCAGGATCATTCCGCCAGCATCCGTGGTGACGCGAATTTCCCCGATACGATCTTTGCCTCGATAAGTCGCATTGCCCGCGTCATCGTAGCCGACGAACTGGAGCGAGAAGCCCGAGAATATGGCCGACAGCAGGTGCGAGCGAGTCATTTCCTTCGCAAGTTTCAACTTCGTGTCGTCGAAGCTGCGCTGCGCGATGTCGCGGGGCGACGGCGGCGCCGCAGGCGCAGGCCGACCCTTGCTGCTCCCAGAGAGCAGAGACCAAAACATAAACGCCGCGAGCGCGACCATTGCCGCGACGAAGCAACCCCGCGCCACCGTCCAGCGTGATTTCATGCGATGCCTCTTGGGTATCTGGGCCTGACCCCATGCAATGATGTGGGGATGTGGGGAAATCTACCACACGCGACCACGGCACCCAAGGAAATTAATCGCCGGCGACCGCCCCGGCGGCCGTCACCCCTGATCGCGATTCAACCCTCCCCACCCCATGGCCACTTTATTCGTCCGACAACGCCCGTTTTCCGAGAAGACCACGGTCGCGCTCGGCCAGGACGGCCTGATCGAATACACCGAGGTCCAGCTCTGGCAGGTGGGCGTCGAAACCATCGGCGAGATGACCACCACCGGCGCTGTGGTCGCCGTGGACGGAGATAGCAATCGCGTCCCACAGATCGGCGACCTGCATCCACGCTACCCGCTGATTCTGCGCTGCTCTGGCGTCGAGCCGTCGCGGTCAGAAGATGGCCCGACCGTCTTCAACGTCACAGTCACCTACACCACCATCAAGCCCGGCGAGAATGACAAGTGGGATATCCAACTCGACGTGACGGGCTGTGAGCGCACCGAGGACATGCACGACGGATATCGGGTCACCAGCGGAACCGGCGACTATTCGAAGCGGGTGCCGGTGGCCAATTCCGCCAACGACCCATTTGATCCGACCGAGAAAAGGACTTATTACGACGAACAAATCAGCGTCCAGTACAAAACCCGGAGCATCGACGGTGATTTGATCGCGTCGCTGCGCGGCAAGGTGAGCAAAGACAGCATCACGCTGACAGTGTACGGCCAAACCCGATCATTCGCGTCCGGAAACATCAAGCTGGCCAAGGCGGATTACAGCACGACCGTTGGGAACGGCATCCAATTCTGGCAGGTGTCGCTGATGCTGCACTATCGGTCGACCGGTTGGACTCACAAGATCGTTGACCGAGGCTTCTACTTCTTGGACACGGAGGAGGATGACGGTCACCGGGAGCACAAGCCGATACTCGACGCCAAGAAAGACCCAGTGACTGGGCCGCGCCTACTTGATGGAAGCGGAAACGTCCTGGACATGCCGGACCCCCCGGATACGGTCCAAGTAGTGACAATGGATTACGACGAAGACGAGCCCGCTAATCTCGGCGTGCTGCTCTCTGGTATCTGATCACCATGTCCGCCGAAAGCTCCGATGATCCCGTTAATTTCAACCGTGCGTCGGCCGTGCGCATCGGCGCCGCAGTCCGGCGCGTTGAGAACGACCTTCCCACCAATCGCGTTGGCGACCGCCAGCCCTACCGCAAGCCGTTCCCGCCGCAACTGGTTCGGATGAAGGTCACGAACATCGACAACATCCAGACCGGCCAATACTGCATCGCCCAAAGAATCGTCGGCACCACCGATGGCAGCAGCATCAGTGTGGCCGATGCCACCCTCGATGGAGACGACGTCTATATCCGAGTGGTGCAAGGGCATCCCGTGGGCGGCGAGATCTTCGCGATGAAGGTCGCCAACGGTGCCGGTGGCCAAGGCTTCAATGCCGATACCGACGCCTTCGAGGATTTGCTTTGGCTCGAAATCCTCACGATCGCCCCCGCCTTCACCGCGCACCAGGTGGTTCAGGTTGCCGATGACACCGGCAAGCTGATGGTTGACAGCGTCGAGCTGGAGTAAGTCGTGGCCGAGTGGTGGAACCAGGATTGGACAGCTCAATCCGGCAATAAATTCCTCAAGCAGACCGGCGCTGCGCAGGACTGCCTGATCGTGAATTTTCGTAACGCACTGGCCCTCCGTGCCGACCGGGTAGGGGAGCTCTCGGGCGTCGTTGCAGCCCTGTCACCCGGCGACAAGGTGTGTCTTGGGCTCCTTCCGCCGGGCGGAGGCGGTGCGATCGACGTCGCCGGACTGGCCCAGCTTCGCGAGTGCGCGATCAATACGGTTGCCACCTGGTACGTACGAAAATTCAACGACGATTGGAGCGACTACAGTCCGGAAGGACTCGGGTTTCTGGCCAGCGACAAGTCGCCGGTGACGATCAACAGCGGAGATGCCGCCAACGACGGCCCCTACATTCCGGTCCAGATCGACGGGGCGGCATTCAAATTCAATGCTGATTTCGAGAGCGGGCACGAGCCGTACGATTTCGCACCGGTCCTGCGCAAATGGCGGCGGGAGATCTACACCCTCTCGCAGGCGGGCAGTGACGGGCAACGCGCCCGCTTCGCGGTCTATCGAGGGCTGTTCCACCGCAAGTTCTTCAACGACGACGCCGATGGGGCGCTGTGGAACACGTACGTCACCACGCCATCAGATGAAGAGCAACACAGCACGCTTTTTTTTGAGCATGACGGCACGAGCTGGAATTTAAGCGACGACCAGATAAGTCCCGCCGACGTCGTCACCGAGCAGACCGCCGGGTGGGAGGGGTATTTTGACGCCGACGGTGACTACATCGCCCACACGCGCGGGTTTTACAACCCCGGCCAAATCGTCGATGGCGACCTGCTGAACAACATCCGCGACTACATCAACAGCCTCGGCCGAACCTATGGGGCAGGGATCCCCAACGGCGATACCGATCATTACCTCTGCGCCCTGTCGTCGGTCACGGCTGGTCTCGTGTGGAAGAGCGGCACGGCGGCGGAGCGAACGGGATCTTCGAACACCAGCCAGGCGGCCGCGGAGTCGGATTTCACGGCTTCGACATTCACGCCAGGCAGCGACCAGACCGGTGCGCTGGGAGCCAGTACAACGCAGCTCTTTTCCCTGAGCCCCAAATACCAGTTGCGGCGCGATACGACAAAGGTCGAGTTTCCGCTGACCGTCTGGAGCAGCGACGACAGCTACCAGCCGGTGCAGAACCCCGACAGCATTGAGCGGGAGATCTCCGTCTGGCTCTGCTCGCAGCCGACCACGCTGGACGGCTACAACGTCTTCGACGACTACGGCGATCCGGTCATCGTCGGCTGGCATGAGTATGGGACGCGCGTCACCAACTCCGACGCCACGTTCATCACCGCCCAGATCGGAGCGCTGACCATTCCAACCCCCTGGAGCGATACGCCGGTTGAAGACACGAAGGAAAAGACCGCCCGCGGCTATGATGTCTTCGACGCCGCCGTCATCTTCGACTGGGCAAGTTCCACGAACGGATTTGCATTCAGCCGGCTCACTCCCACCTAGCCATTACGCCGGCTTCCCGTTTTGCCGCGATGTCGATCAGTGCTTTTCAAATGCGATGATCTTCCCGCCTTCGACGGTGAAGATGTATTTCGCGCGATCCCATGCCATCGAATAGGTCTTAATTCCGTCAGCTTCCGCACCTACGAGGGTGGGCTCGCTGGGCGAGATTGCGCCCCTTGCAACGACCTTCCCCGCTGCCCGATACGCGTCGTCCACTGTCATCCCTACCAAATTCGCGCACCAGTCCTCGTATTTGGACATCCCCGCCTTCGACCCCACGCCCGCGCTTGCAAGTGTCGGATGTGCATCAAGGTCCGCGGTTGTTGCCTCGTGAGCACTGACCTTGGTAAATCCCTTGCCCTCCATCTGCTTGATCGCCTCGGCCCGACTCGTCGCCGTTACCACCGTCGAGATGCCTTGGCCATTTCGATTCAGCCCGCTGACAGCGTATTTCCCCACTCCTGATTTAGTTGCCGGCGGCGGTGCGGCCGGAGCTGCCGCAGTGGCTTTCATCGCCGCGATCTCTCGCTTCAACGCCTCGTTCTCCGCGCGCAGTTGCACTACCAGTCGGCGCAGGTCGTCAGCCTCCTTTTGAGTAATCGTGCTGGGTTGAGTTGCCGCCGCGGCGCGCTGCTGCTGCTTCTCCCGGAGTTTGGTGTTTGCCTCCTCGGGCGTTACCTGTGCGGCCGCCGCATTCGCGCTCGCGATGGCGCAGAGGCCCGCGAAAATCACGCTCTTCACCCACCGTTTCATATCTCCGCCTTTCTTCATTTGTGCCCACCGTGACTGCTGCCCGAACCGGGTGAGCTGCGCTCGTGAGAATGGACGTACGTTCCGTCCTTGCGGGTGTACCCATTCACATGCACGTCCTTGGATCCAGACCCGCTGTAGGTCCCCGAATAGCCGGTCGCATCCGATGCGCCGTTGCCTTCGTCGACATGGGCGGCCGCGGTGATCGCGGGCGCTTCCACCCGATCTGCCTGTGCTGCTGCTGCGACCTGCTCAGCCAGCGCTGCCTTAGTCGCGCGGGCCGCCAGGACATCGACGTCGGCGTTGACTGCCTTCGCCCAGGCTTTGTCCACCGCCAATCGAGCCGTGTTCCATGCTGCGCTGGCGTCGAGCGTGAGCTGCCCCGTGCCGGCCAACCGCGCCGAGTCCAGCGCTACCTTGAGTCGGTCTCGCTCGTGTACCAGGGCCAGGTAGGCTGGATCCCTCTGAACCTGCTTGGCGACAACGCCCTCGGCGGCGCGGAGCTTCCGGTCGGCTTCGGCCAGCAGCACCGGCGACGGTGGCAATACCTTCACCTGCACCGCATGCGGTGCCGCGCGCGTCAATGACGGAGTTGGGGGCGGCGATGGAGTAACGGTTTGGACGGTCGGGGCCTTGCTTCCAACGCTCACCAGGCCCGAGCACACCAACACGCATACGCCGATCATGACCGCGCCCACGATCAGGCCGGCGAGCGACAGCGGCGCACGCTGCGCTACAAACTTGAACCCACACGCCTGGCACCGCCGCATCGTCCCCAAGGACGAGTTGCGGAGGTTCATCCGGACCCCGCACCTCGGACAGTTGCCGGTGATCATTTTGGCTACCCCGTGCCAGACATGCCCTTCGCCAGCCGCCACCCCGGGCGGGATGCCTAAGGACCCGTTTCGTAGGCCAAGTTACCACAGAGGACCACGACACCCAAGGGAATTCACCCCTCGCGACGGCCTGGTCGCGCAAATGAGACCTTGATGCAGCGGCTGTTCAGCCAGAGCTTGCCGGCTCGGGCCAGTCAGATCGGGGCACAAATGGATCGAACGATTCAGGCTGTTCGACCTTTTCGAAGTAACTAAAGTGCCAAGCGTCAGGGTTCTTCGTCCCCGGCTTCGACCTGTCCCACATCACGCACACCAGGTCCGATCTGGGATTGCGAGCGACGGTGCCTGCGCCGCTGCTAACTGCACGCAGCCCACGCGGCGGGGGCGTGGGACGCTTCTGGGGGCTGATTCTCACCCTGTCGCCTTTCTTGAACGGATTCACGTCCGACATTTCAAGCTCCTTGTCTCGGCCGGGCTCGCCAAACATGACGAGGTGGTACCGGGATCCGCCATCGCCGGCAGCAGCGAGGCCCAGACCACCTGGCGTTCGTCCGGGCTCATTGCCGCGAATCGTTTGGCCCACCGCTGCGACCGTCTCTTCACCCGCTCCCGCGCCCTGAAACCCACCGCCGCGAATACCGGGTCGTGATACCACTTCGGCTCGGGGAAGTTCAGCCACACACATTCCACGCGCGGGCCGCCCCGGGTGGTGCCGATGAATTTCACGACTCGCCAGCCGTGACGATGCTCGAGCCTCGTCTCATACAGCGAGGACTCGTAACCGCTGATCATCACCATGCAGCGCAGCCGAACGGTGCGCGAGAGGAGGCGGCTGTGTTGCTGCGGCGTGGCGAATTCGTGGCGGTAGAAAAGTCGCGTGCGCGTCGATCGCAGGTACGGCGGGTCGAGATAGACCAACGTGTCGGGATCCGCCATCGCCCGTTCTGACGAGATCAGCTGAAGCGCGTCATGGCGGCGGCACTCACCCCAAGGCTTGAGGCCCTCACCGCCGTGCATGGCGATGACGCCGGCGTCCACGTCGCTTCCGACGGTGACACCAGGTGCGCGAGTCTTGGCCTTGGCGATCGCGCCGCCGCCGAGGAACGGCTCGAAGTAATTGACGTGCAACGGCATCAGCCCGAGCAGGCGCTGCAACGTCCCGTGTCCGTTCTTTCCGCCGGGGTAAGCCATGGCGATCGCTTAACGTCAGGAATGGCGATGAGGACCGCATCGCCGGAATTGACGATGGCCGCGGTTATCGCCAGGGACGGCGAGGGTCGATCGATACCCCGGCCTCAGTTCACTCGCTCCGGCCGGCGCGGCAGCAGCCCAGTGAATCGTTCCGGTCCCATTAGCTGCGGACCGGTTCTTTCGCCCAGTCGCCCCTTGCCCGCCCCGTCCCGAATGATCGGCCAGTGCCAGGCCGCGCACCCAACGGCCGTTTCCACCTGCACCGCGAAAACCTCGGCACGCTCGATCCCCAGCCGCTTGCACTGCGCGGCGTCGTTCAGGCTCACCTGGTCGAAGGCCGCCGCCTGCTTTGCCCCCGGCGTGGCCATCTTGGCCACCCATATCTCGCTCACCATCGCCAACGCCATTGCGTCATTGGACGCAGCCCACGATCGCACCGAGTGGGCGATCTGGTCTTTCGTAAGGTCCAATGCGAACGCGAAGGCGGTGATTTCCCCTTTGCCGTCGATCCCGAAAAATCGGATGCCGTCGCCGGCAGGATCAAAGAGCTCGGGCGCGGCGTCCACGAAAAGTTGCGCGGCCGTGCAACCCGAAAGGACCTCCGGGCGTTCTTTGGCGGCCTCCGCTCTCTGGACGGCTCGGCCGTGAAGCTCCGCGACGTATGCCTCGACGCGGCGGGCCTGCTCGCCCCAGATGCGGCGTAGTTGGCCAGGACGTCGGCCGAGACCAAGTCCTGCATTGCCTCCAGCACTTGTTCGATCCCGGCGTTGCGCTCCAGGAACGCTTCGGCGAGCATCTGCGCTTCGAAGTTCTTGCGCTGGCGGCAATCCTCCAGGAGGCGATCGACCGCCGAGGGGATATCTTCGATGATTCGCCGCATGACGGTCGATCTGCCGCCCTCGGAGTCATACGTACCGCTCCAGATCTGCCGCACGCGCTGCGAGGTGTCGCTTAGCCGCGCGAAGGCCGGCCTTGCCTGAAGGTCGAGCAGCTCCCCGTCAGCGAGACGGCGAGCAACGCCGTCGGCCTGCACCACAAGCAATGTGCCACAGCGCAGGCACACCACGTAGGCGTTGGGCTCAAGCTCCGCCTCCCGCCCGCACTCGGGGCAGAGGGGCATGGGATCGGTCGAAGTGGCCGCTGGGTCATTTGCGAGTGTCATCGGAATTCCTTTCTGGCCTGGTGCGGACGTTATTGAACGCCCTTGCGGGTACCAATCGTTTGCGAAAGCTGCAGGTCCTCGATCGTTGCATGCGGGTCGAAGACGCGCAGGCCATCGACGCGGAAGCCTTCCATCAATTCGTGCCGCACGAGCAGCTCCACCAGCAGCCAGCACGTCTTGATCACGCCGTCGGCGGTGGCGCCAGCCCACACGATCTCGTCGCGCCCGCGGCCGATGCCCATCACGCCTGTATGGGTATCTGGCCGACGGAATTCGGCCCAGATGCGCCAGCAGCGCTTGTGGCCAAGGGCCACGGGCAGGGGTTCGAAGCAGAACCTCCAGCCGAGATCTAGCACCGAGTTCCGGAATGAAATTCGGTTGAGCGTGTGCCGCAATTCTTCGTCGAGGATTATGGTGACTGCGCCTTCCATATCGATTTCTCCCTACGAGGTGATCCTGGCCTCTTCCCCGGACTTCAAGCAGAGCCCCGCGAGCGACAAGTCCGCCAGCGACACGATGCCGATGCGCCGGCTTTCTGTTGTGCGGAAGACGGAGGTGCGGCCCTCGGCGTCAATGGGATAGACCGACCCCGGCCGGTCGCCGGGGTAGCCGCGGTAGCCGTGGCCGCCGCGGAGCACAGCCGTCTCGAAGATCTTTGCGGGCAGGTGGTGCGATCCCCACGCGGAGGCATGCTGTGCGCAGAACTTACAGTTGCACGGCGTGTGGGCGCCCAGCACGTACACGAGGCTGCCGTCGAACGTGGCGTACTGTTTCCCGATCACGGGCTCGACTGGGCCGTGCGACCCGATCGCTTCGGCGTATCGACGTGCCGCGTCGGCGATCGACTCGGCGGCCTGCTGGAAATCAAGCAGCACCGCGAGCATCCCGGGGATTTCATTTTTCGTTTGATCCATCGGACTCTCCTTCTTCGGAATGAACAAATGCTCGGTGACAGAATAAAGGCCGGGTGCAAAGAGTCGCTGAGCGAGTTCCTGGGCCTCTTGCCGCGTATCAAACCTACGCGCCTTGTTAGCTTCCGTCGTCCAGTTTCTCATTTCGGATTCGTCGCTCTCCGCGCGTTCATTACCGCCGCACCACCACAAGGTAGGCGAGTGATTCGACGCTTGGCCTCGCTCGATGAGCCAGTTTCCGATTCGATTCATGCGTCACCTATCCGAAAAGGGGTCATGCCGGTGGACACTCGACGACCGCGGCGGCTCCAGCTTGGCCCGCAGTCGGCCGATCTCTTCGTTGAGCACCCAGATCGCGACGCACAGCAGCGCGAACGCGGCCCACAGCAGGACGAACCCCCGAATGTTTTGTCCGCCTTGCCTCATGGCTGGGCTCCTTCCCCTGGCTGAGACGGGTGGGGCGATTGCTCCCAACGCACCAGCGCCTCGACGTGGAGCGGGTAGACGTCGCGCAACCGCTCGCGGTTTTCGAAGTCGGCCTTCTTGATCAGCCGGAAGAGCCAGGCCGAGAAGTGATTCTCCCGCGGGTCACTGATGACGCGCTCGATCTCCTGGACGTCGCGGAGCGACGGCACCAGCTCTTCGACGCCGCGGGCCCGGCGGGCATACATCCCGACGATCCGCGCCCAGGCCAGGGCGTGCGGCGCCGTGTAATCCCATTCTTTCAGCGGGGCCTCGGAGACGAATTGCACGGTTCCGGCCAGCGCGTCGGCCGTCATGGCGATGCCGGGGTTGAGCGCGACGCTGATCTCGCCGCGCTGAATCATGTGCCCGCGGACGGCGCCGGCGATGGACATCAGGTTGCGGCCGGTGACCTCTATCGCCCGCCGACCCGTCCCGTCAGTGAAGGAAATCAGCACGCTCGTGCGCCCCTGCGCCGTCTGGGAAAGATGCACCCCAAGGTCACATCGGTGTACGAGCGACAGGTCCTCGGGCCAGGCTCCCGTCAAATCAATATGGATCTCCTGCGACATTACTTCGCTCCCTTCGCCTGGATCCGCTGGAGGATGATCGCGGCCAGCTCGCCGGCATTCTCCGCAGACAGGAGGTTGAGAATCGTCGCCTGGATCACTTCGTCCTGGGCGACCAGCCATTTGACCGTACGGCTCAGCGCCGCGATCTGCGTCATGCCGCGTCGCTCGCACAAACTGTCGAGCGCGTCCTTCGCCGCCACGTCAAGCTGCAGGCGGATGACCGCCCGCTTGGGATTTGCTGTCTTCACGTTGCTCCTTCGGTTCGGCCGTTCGTTGGTGCCCGCACCGACACGGCGCGAGCGAAGTTTCGAGCTCTTGTGCGAGCCGCCGGTTGCGGCTGATCCACCGATCCATCTCGCCGATCGTCCGCAGCAGGCGCGTCTGCGTCGCGCTGAGGTCGGCCACCGCTCGGCGGCGCAGAAGCCGCCGCCCGATCGAGATCCCCAGGGCGAGGCCGACCAAAACGAAAAACAGGGCGAACAACACGAAGGTGGTTTGACTTGGGGGCATAACTACACGCCTGTCATTTGCGGTTGTGGAGAGAATTCAGGAGCGTGGCCGCTTCCTGGAGCTTGGACCATCCGGGCGTGACCTGGCCTTTGTGGCGGTCGGGGTGGAGGATCTTCACCGCCTGCTGGTAGGCTCGCTCCCAGGCTTGGCGCCTGTTGATCAACTGTGCGGCCGTCGCATCACCGAATCCCGCGACGAATCGCGCCGCGTCCTCCATGCTCATCGTCGGGGCGCCGGCGGTGATCGGGCCGGGCAGCATCTTCCAGCCCAGGTACTGCTCGCCCTTGCGGGTCACCCCGTACAAGTCAGCCAAGCGAAGCCGCTCCAGGGTCAACGCGATCGCATGCACGTTGGCCCGCCACGGAGGGCAGGCGTCACACATCCACTTGAGCGCGCCGTGGCGGGTGTCGGCCGCGAGTATCACGCCCGGGTGGGCAGGCCTGATCTCGGGCATGGGCATGCTGGTGGTGACGGAGATCTGCCGCTCGGTCACCGCAACCTGGAGGATTACCCCTTTGGCGTCCAGCGCCGCCAGCTCGTGCTTGAGCTTGCGGATCGTCCCGTCGAAGGTGGTCTTGAAAGGGCTGGTGCGGCGCGGATTGGTGAACTCACCGGGCCAGCGCTCCAGCGGGCGGCATTCGATTCGGATTCCCATCAGGCGTCCTCGTGCGGGTGAAACATTCCAAACGACCGCCGCGGGATCGCCGCAGCGAACGCCAGCCAGGCCGGCGGGTTTGCCGACAGACGCAACCCGTCGGCGAAGTCTTCCGCCGGCGTACGCGGCTCGTCCTTCGGATTGAGCGGGTGGACAAGGTTGAGCAACTTGCGGGCATGTTTCGCGGCCGCCGGCGGGAGCTCGGCGGTCAGGTAGGCGACGACCAGGTCGGCCCACTCAGGTTGCTCCTCGCGATACCGAGCCAGGAACGCCGCGGCTTCTTCGGTCGAGCGCAGGCCGCGCAACGCCTGCGCCCAGTCCTCTTTGGTCACAAGTTCGATTCCACGCCACTGCATCACTGATCTCCTTCCCGCCGCTTGCGGGCGATCGAGCGGCCGCGGGCCCGGCGACGCTCGGCACTGGCCATGTGCTCGGTCAGCGCCACCAGGACCTCGTCCCCTTCGCCGGCGTTGACGCTCTGGAGCATCTTCAGCAGCATCTGGCATTCGAGGCGGGTCAGGTGCGTGAAGCTGTAGCGCTTGGCGCGGGCTTCGGCCTTGGCCTCGGCGCTCAAGCCGTGAGCGATTTCCGAAAGACGGGCGAACCGCTCCGGCAGCGTGAGGAACGGATCAGGTAACGTCGGCATGGGCGGCCGCCTTCTCCCGCGCATCGCGGGTTCTGATTTGAAACGCGGGGATGGAGACGCCGACGGCGAGCTCGCAATGCGCGAGGCATCGACTCACGCCGGCGGGCTCGCCGCCCAGGAGATGTTTCGGCACCTGGCCATTGGGCCAGACACTGCGCACGACGACCCGCTCGGGCTTGCCCGCGACGTAGTCCAGGACGATTGTCAATTCGCGGCTCATGCGACTCCTGCGTTGGGTTGTCTTCGTTCGCGAAAACGCCAGCTCACGGCCAGGCCCTCTGTGCGGCTTCGCGAATGGATGCTCTGCATGTATTGAGGCCCCCTGAGGATCTGGACGTAAAAGCGGCGCCGGCCGCGGCCGAGGACGATGAGGGAGGTTTCGCACACGTCGATCGACGCGGCGGACTTGCCCTCTCGCCACGTTCCGACGGCACCGGGGAAGGCAGGGAATTTCTGCGGGCGCTTCATGGCTGCCCCGGCTGCCAGATGCTGGGGAGCTCGGGAGCGTCTCCCGCAATAAACTCGTCGTTGCCCAGATCGGGGGACAGCGTGCCCGCCACTAGCAGCAAGTCGGCCGCCGCATCCTCCACCGCGCCGATCGACACCGCGGCATCCGCGTACGCCTTGAGCACGCAGCGGCTGCAGAGCGCCGGCCGATCGAACACCCAGAAACACCCGCCGTCGCACGCCCGGTTGTCCGTGCAACCGCACATCTCGCACGTCTTCATCGATTTGCTCCTTCCAATACGGCATCAGTCCTGCCCCCCCCCCCCTCGC